GCGCGGGGCGCGCAGGCCGGGGCGGGCGGGGCGGAGAGCATCGGCAAGACCCGGCCCGAGGCCGGCTTCGGCATCTCGCCGGATACACTGGAGGAGCTGCTCCCCGCCGGCCTGGACGACTCCATCATCAAGATGCTGGACGAGGCGGGCTTCCTTACCTTCCGGAGCTACGCGGGTCTGGAGGACTTCTTCGTTTACCATGCCAAGGTCCTCAGCCCGGAGAAGAGCGACTTCCAGTATGCGGAGGATATCCGCGTGAAGAACAAAGTCATCCGGGAAGTCCGGAAGGAGGCTCTGCTCCTGCTCAATGACGATATCGACATGACCGACTTTGACGGCGAGACACAGGCCCGGGCGAAATTCCTGACGGCGCCTCTGGACAGAATGGTGGCCGCGAAGGAGATCAGCAGGGCGGAGGTCACGATCCCCGAGGGGCAGGCGGAGTCGTTCCTGGAGACCGGGCTCCTCCGCGTCCGTATCCTCTATCTGTCCCGGGGATACATCCGGGAGATCGAGATCGAGGTCGGGCGCACCAATGTCAGCGATTAAGCGGAAGGGAGGATATGCGGCATGACAGTCAATGGTAAAGTCTACGACTGGGCTGATGTGGACTTCAAGATCCCGGGCCTGGACATCGAAGTCCAGGAGATCAGCTATGACGATGAATTGGATCAGGAGGCCGTCTACGGCAGGGGCAACAAGCCCCGGGGCTTCGGCACCGGCAACTATTCCAGCACCGGAAAAATTTCCCTGCTCCGCGACGACTATCACAAGCTGCTGGCCTATTGCAAGGCCAAGGGTGTCAGTTTCTTCAAGCTCCAGTTTCCCTCCGTCGTGGTCAGCTACGCCATGGAGGGCGAGAAGACGGTGGTCGACGAGCTGAAGATGGTCCAGATCTCCAAACGCTCCAACAGCGTCACCCAGGGAGACAAGAGCGTCAAGGTGAGCCTGGATCTCGCCATCTACGGCGGCGTCGTTCAGGACGGCGTGGAGCCTGTTTAAGGGACAAGTTATTTGAGAAATACGGAGGAATTTTTCATGGAAGACATCAAGAAAACGGACGCGGCGGCCGCCGTGCCCCAGAGTGAAAAGGACACCCTCAAGGCCAAATACGGAAAGGTGTTCCGTGTCTCCTGCTCTGTCCGGGAGGACGAAGACAGCGACGCGCTGGAGTTCGGCTACTACTTCAAGCGGCCCAGCGTCCCCTCTTATGACCGCTACCTGAAGGGCGTGCAGCAGTTCGGCATGACCCGAGCAAGCAAGACCTTCCTGCTGGACTGCGTGGTGGACGAGGACAAGGACCGCCTGACCTCCGAGATGGAGGAATATCCCGGCGTGGCCCTGACCATCGCGGGCAAGCTCACGGAGATCCTGGGCCTGACCAACGCAGTAAATTTGAAAAAGCTCTAAGAGAGCGGGCCGAGGAGGTAAGAAGCAGTCTGGTGGAAGCTGGGCTTTTGGAGATCTACCGCTTCTTGCCTCCTCCTCTCTTAGAGGGCTTTGACCCGGAGAAGGCGGAGATCGGCGAGTTCCTGGGCTGCATAGCGAAGGCCCGTTATGTTCAGGAGCTGGAAAAGAACATCATCGCCCGCGCGATCTCCGAGGTATTCGGCGGTGAATGACCGGGAGGCGAGGCAGACACGTGAAAGCAAATGAGCGGGGTACAGGGCCGCCCCATACCGCTCGCCAGAGCGGAGGTGTGCGCAGCCCATGAGCCTCGAAAGTGTATTCAGGTTGTCCCTCATCATGAATATGGTGGACAACATCACCGGCCCCATGGGCCGGATCAGCAGCAGCGTCAACGGCGGCGTATCCAGGCTGCAAAAGCTGGAAAGCGCGTTCGGGGGCATGGTCAAGACCGGCGCGGTCATGACGGAGCTGGGCTCCTCCATCGCGGGGGCCGCGCTGGCTCCCGTGGAGGCCACCTTCGAGACACGCCGCGCCCTGGGTGAACTGGCATCCCTGGGCGTCAAGGATCTGGAGGCCGTGGAGGACGCGGCCCGCAGCTTCTCCGACCAGTGGGCCGGAACATCCAAGGCGGATTTCATTTCCGCCTCCTACGACATCAAGAGCGGCATCGCCTCTCTGACAGACGAGGGCGTGGCCGATTTCACCACCCTGGCCGCCCTGACAGGCAAGGCCACCAAATCCACAGTCGGCGAGATGACGAGCCTGTTTGCCACAGGCTACGGCATTTACAAGGGCTTCTACGACGATCTGACGGATCTGGAGTTCGGAGAGATGTTCTCAGCCGGGATCTCCAAATCCGTCCAGCAGTTCAAAACGACCGGATCGGAAATGGCTGCGGCCATTGAGAGTCTGGGCGCTTCGGCTACTAACGCAAAAGTCCCGCTGGAAGAGCAGCTGTCTGTCCTGGGGATGCTTCAGGCCACCATGAGCGGTTCGGAAGCCGGCACCAAATACGCGGCCTTCATCCAGTCTGCGGCGAAGGGCGGCGAAGAACTGGGGCTGGCGTTCGTGGACGCCAACAACCAGATCAAGAGCCTGCCGGAGATCCTGGATCTGCTGCGTGGAAAGTACGGCGACACCATCGACGCCATCGAGAAGCAGGAGATCGCCACGGCATTCGGCACCGATGAGGCCGTAGATCTCATTGATCTGCTGTACAGTAAGACCGGAGAGCTGCAGGACAATGTTTTGAGCTTGTACGACGCCATGGGGCAGGGCACAGCTGTGGCCTCAGAAATGGCGTCCGCCATGAACGAGACAGAGCCGGAGAAATTTGAACGGCTCCAGCAGCAGCTCCACAACGTCGCCGAAGCGGCGGGAAGCACACTGCTCCCTGTGGTCAACGACCTGATGGAAGGCGCTGCCGGCGTCATCCAAAAGGGCGCGGAGTGGGTAGAGAACCACCAGAACCTTGTCCGGATCATCCTCCTTGCGGCCCTGACCCTGGGCGGCTTCCTGGCTGTGGCGGGCACCTGCATCGCCGTAGTCGGCGGCGTGGGGATCGTTTTCACCAAGACCGCCGGACTGGTCAAAGGCTTCATCGGCGTCATCCGGGGATTGCCGGACCTGTTTGAGACCATAGCCCTGTACGGCATGGAAGCGGGCGACGCGATCCGAAACGGTTTTAACAGGATCCGAACAGCGGGAAGCACCGCCGTCACCGCGGTCAAAAACGTGACGCTGCGGATCGCCGGCATGGCAAAGACAGCGGTGGTCTCCGGCGTGACGGCCCTGAAGAACATGGCGCTCGGTCTGGTCAGCATGGCGAGGCAGGCGGTTGTGACCGCTGTAACCGCCATGCCCGGGTTGATTGCCTCTGTGTGGTCCTTCACCGCGGCGCTGCTGGCAAATCCCATCACATGGGTTGTCATTGGTATCGTTGCGCTGATCGCCGCCCTCATCCTGCTCTGGCAGAACTGGGACAGCGTGACCGCGTTCCTGCAGAACGCCTGGGACACCGCCTGCTCCAAAATCACGGCAGGACTTGAGTGGCTGAAGCAGGGCTTTCAGTCTATCATGGACTGGATCGGCGAGAAGATCGCATGGTTCGGTGAAGCCGGACGGCGGCTCGTGACCACCTTCGTCGACGGTATCAAGTCCGTGGCGATGGCGCCCATCAACGCGGTCAAGGGCATCTTTGGGAAGATCAGCAACCTGTTCCCCCACTCCGATGCCAAGGAGGGTCCCCTGAGCACCCTGACTCTGAGCGGCAAAAAGACCATGACCACCTTCGCCGAGGGTGTGACCCTGGCGGAGGATGCTCCGGCCAACGCAATCACCAAGGGTCTGGAGGGAGCCAGGGTCAGCCTCCAGCAGGATGCTCTCGAGCCGGTCCGCCTGGGCGGCAGCACAGGCGAGGAAGCAGACGCTGGAGACGGCAGCGGCTCCGCCGGAAGGGATGGCAAAGTCTTTATCGTCAAGAAGCTGGTGCTGCAGGTGGATGTCAAGAAGATCAAGCAACTTCAGGACCTGCTGGAGATCGTAGGCGAACTGGAAGACAAAATCAACAGCGGCGAGGATCCGGATGATGATCCGGAAACCGACTTCGCGCTGGCGTAAGGAAGGGGGGTGGCTCTCATGATCTTTGTGGAAGACAATACCATCAAGCTGAACGGAGTCGTCCTCCCTGGCCTTGTTAAAAGCATCGAGGTCAAGGAGTCGGCACAGATCGACGAGCAGGAGGTGGAGGGCAGCTCCGCCAAGCCCAAGCAGGCCACCGGCTACGAGGATGCCAAAATCAATATTGAGCTGGTGGTGGACGATACCGACACGCAGACCAAGTATCAGCGCCTGGAGACGCTCCGGGCGGTGTTCCGCAAAGAGGGTCAGGGTGTGCCGCAGCCGATCCCTATCGTGTGTGAGGACGCGGCCGCCCACGGTATCGACAAGGTCCTGTTCAAATCTCTCAACCACAAGGCCGAACAGAAGAAGAGCTATTTCTCCGTGACCCTGGAGCTGTGGGAGTACATCCCACAGACCATCCAGGCCGTAAAATCCTCCGGCACTTCGTCCGGCAAGAAGAGCGGCAGCTCCGGCAGCGGCTCAGCTGGGACATTGGACAGCAGTTACTCCAGCTATCTCAGCTCCGACCGGGGCGCGGCGCCGGGGAAGATCACGCCGGCACTGCAGAAGAAGCGGGGCAAGTCCCCTGCCGTGGATGACGCGGATACGGCCAAGGTCCTGTCAAAGCTGAAAAGGAAGTAGTACATGGAGACGTTGGAACTGTTCTATCCGCGGATCACCGCTCAGGCCGGGGGCTACACCTTCCAGCAGGGCATTGAGATCGAGGTCTCCTCCGCCAGGGACTCCCGCATGGATTGGGCGAAGATCCGCTTCACAGACCGCTTCAAGCCGGAGATCAGCATCTCCCGCTTGGAGCCGGCCACGATCCTGTTGGGCTACGGCGGCGCCTTCGATGAGGTTTTCACCGGCTATGTCGGCTCGACATACAACGCCGGCAGCAATGCCGATGAGATCATCCTGAAGGACCCTATGCTGCTGTTGGAGGGACTCACCGTCAATGAGACCTTTCTGGATACGACGCCCCAGGAGGTGATCCGGTACATCCTGGCACAGGCGGGCCTGACGGAGCTGAAGCTGACGTCCACGGTCTATCCGGCACGGAAGCGCCTCTCCATCCGCAGGCAGAGCGGTGTGCAGGCCCTGGACACCGTGGCGGCCGCCTGGAATATCCAGGTCCCCTATTTCTGCTCCGGCGGCGTCTTTTACTGGGGCGAACAGCCGGAGCAGACTATGACCTACACGTTCGAGGCAGGGCGAAATATCCTGAGTCTCGCCCGGCGCGGCAGCCTCTGGGACCTCGAAACCGTGTCCGCGCCCTTTGTCCGTCACTCCCACCGCATCCAGGTCAGTCATCCCAGTATCTCGGGCGAGGTGGAGGTGGTCCGGGTCCGGCACCTCACCAACGACGAGGGCTTCATCCGGACCCATATCTATTTTTGAGGAGGGAACCGCCATGGGAAAGCAGTTGGAGCGGTTTGTCAAGGCTGTGGTCGGGGACATCCTCAAGCAGGACTATCCCTATCTGACGTCGCCCGCCATCCTCCTGGCCCGTGTATCCGCCGTGAAGACCCTTTCGGACACCTACGAGGCGGAGGAGCTGGATATCCACAACGATGAGGGCGGCACCAGCTATCGGGGCCATATTGTGGGCCGCTGGCAGGAGTACACCCTGACGGTGGTGGACCGCTTCGGCAGCGAGGACAGCAGCTTCCCGGCCCTGCCCGGCGTTCGCTCCAGGATACAGCTCCAGGCCGGGGCACTGGCGGCCATCGCGCTCCCCTTTGGAGATCTCACGCCGGTCATCATCGGGGAGGTGGTCCTGTGACGGGTCTGCACGACACGGACATCCGGTTGGATGAGGATGGACAGCTCACCCAGGCAGCGGATGGCGACGCCCCTCTCTGCTCCGGCATGGACTGCTTCCTGCAATCCATCATCCTGGAGGCGCAGACGCAGAAGGGCGAGCTGTTTTATGACGAGGACTTCGGCTGGAGCCTGTACGACTTCCTGCAGTCTGAAGATGATGAGATCACCCGGCTGGAGATCACGCAGCGGGTCAGGAGCGGCCTGCTCAAACGGGAGGAAATCATTCCGGACAGCGTACAGGTCCAAGTGGGGCTTATAAAGGACGCTTTTCATATTTACGGATCTTTCCAGGCCGCGGACACGGAGGCGTCCTACAGTCTGCACATTATCATCGACCCGGTCAATCTGGAGGTGACTGTCATTGATTGACGATAAGATTTTAGATCAGGTGATCCCTGTTCCGGATCTGACGGAGCTGGAGGATCAACGGATCCAGGAGCTGTCCGACGCCGGCTTCACCATCACAAACTTTCATTCCGGCGGCGTCTTCCACACGCTCCTTATGATCGTCCTGCGCATCCAGATCGAACTTCTGGAGCTCTGCCGGACAGTCTTGAATCAGATGTTCGTGAGCCACGCTTCCGGCGCCTGGCTGGACCTGAAGATGTCCGACTACTCCAAAACCCGCAAGCTGGCGCAGAAGACCCAAGGTGTGGTCACCGTCTCCCGGACCGACACGGACGGCGAGGCGGTCAAGATCCCAAAGGGGCATATCTTCAAGAGCATCAAGGATATCAACGGCGACGAGCTGCGCTTTGTGGCCCTGCAGGAGATCACCCTCCAGAAGGGGGCGAAGTCCGTGGAGGTCCCAGTGGAGGCCGAGGTAGAGGGCGCCCGCTATAATGTTCCGGCTGGGCAGATCACCAGGACACTTACCTATCTGGGCGATGTGACCATCTCCAACAGCGCCGGCTGGATCACCCGGGAGGGCAGCGACACGGAGGACGATGAGAGCGCCAGGGAGCGCACGCTCCGATCCTGGTCCGAGCTGGCGCTCGTTCCGCTGCGGGACACCTACATCAACGTCTGCTCCGCCATCGCCGGCGTCCTCTATGTTACCGTCAAGGATCAGCACCCGAGAGGGCAGGGCACCGTCGATATCATCATCACCTCAGAGGCCGGGACGGCCACGGAGGACCTGCTGGAAAAGTGCCGGGTGGCCTGTGAGGAGATACGGGAACCGGACACGGACGTGAAGGTGAAGAGCGCGGAGATCGTCGCCCAGGATGTGGCTGTCACGGTCACCGTCTCCAGCGCCCTCAGCCAGGACGGCCTCGCGGAGCGCGTGCAGGCGTCCGTCACGGACCTGCTGAAGCTGCGCAACCGCGGAGACTCCCTCAATGAGCTGACCCATGCGGACATCATCCACAAGATCAAGAGCGACGTCTCCACGGTGAGAAACGTGACCGTGACCACGCCTGCGGCAGATGTCACTCTGGCCGAGGAGAAGGTCATCATGGCCGGAAAGATCACCGTCACAGTGAAAGGAGTTTGACCGTGTTCAAGACCTTCGGAGAGTATATGTACACGCTGCTCTTCAGCCCCTTGCGGCGGGGCCGCCAGTCTCTAAATCAGTTTTACATCTTCTTCAAGGTGATGGGGCGGTCCTTTGACCAGTGCAAGGAGGCGCTGCTGCAGGTCCGGGAAGAGGCTTCTGTGCTTACCTGCTCGGACGCGATGCTTCCAGTCCATGGCGCGGACCGGGATATGCTCCGCCTGCAGGGGGAGACTGTGGACAACTACCGCCGGCGCCTTGCCATGAAGGGCGCGATCTCAGAGATGGCCGGGCTGAACAGCGGCATCCGCTATCTGGCCCAGGCGTTCGGATATGACGAAGTCAACATTGAACCGGGAGAAAAGCCGGATCACTGGGCGGAGGCTACTGTCTGGTTTATCGGTGGGAATATCGTGCTGGATGACCGGACGCTCCTTCTGCAGGAGTTGAACAAGATCAAGCCGGCGCGGACCCTCCTCCACCTTGCCAAGGAGCAGCGGTATGAGGCCCCTCTCTACTTGGCGGCAGCCATAGAGCGGGGCAGGCAGATGACGATTGAACAGGAGTAAGAGATATGGCATTCACAAGATTGAAGCTCACGACCTTCGGCCAGACGATTGAGGCCAAGCGCCACCAGGGCAAGGGCATCCATTTTACCCGTGTAGCCATCGGAGACGGCCTGCTGGGCAACGGCTCCATGATTAACCGTACAGAGCTTGTCAGCGAGCGGCACTCCATGCTGATCGACGGCATCCTGACCACGGACGACGCGAAGCAGAGCGCCGTGGTTGCCACATTGGACAACAGCCAGTTTGAGGAGGGCTTTCTTTACCGGGAACTCGCTTTGATGGCGCAGGACCCGGACACGCAGGAGGAAGGCGCTTACCTCTATGACAATGCCGGCCAGGAGTGCGAGTACCTGGACACCCAGGATGGCGGCGTGGTGATCTATGAGCGTCTCAAGCTCCTGATCCGCGTGGAACAGACGGAGCAGATCACCTTTGTGGCATCTGGTAATCCCCTTTATTTGAGTGCCGAAGATGTCCAGGAGATGATCCGCCAGCACAATGAGTCCAAAGACGCGCACCCGGACAAAGCTGATCTGGGAGAGGACGGCAAAGTCCTGCCGGAGCAGCTGCCGGAGATGGACGTCTCAACCGCAATGGCGGGCTTTGACACCAAGGATGCCCTGGCGGACGCGGACGGGATCGTCATCACGGACAGCGCGGCGGAAAACGCCGGAAAGCGGGTGCTCTGGAGCAAGGTCAAGGAGCTGCTGGGCAAGCTGTATGTCCCGCTCACGCGGAAGATCAACAAAAAAGCCCTGTCCTCGGATATCACCCTCTCAGCCGCGGACGTGGGGGCGGCCGCGGCGTCTCACACCCACGCGCTGGATGCCCTTACCGGGATCCTGCCGGTCAATAAGGGCGGCACCGGGCAGAGCTCGCTGGAGGCCCTGCTGGCCGCGCTGAAGCAGGCCGGCGCCGTCCAGATCGCCACCGGCTCCTATGTAGGCACCGGCACTTATGGGGCCGATCATCCGTGCAGTTTAACGTTCGATTTTTCGCCAGATATTCTTTGCGTGTTCATGTACTATCCCAAAGATGCTGCGTCAGCAGAGCAGGGTTATTTCCCAATATCCCACAATCAGAGAGGTAGAGATAGTTCGACCTGCCTTAATACCATAAACACCAATATTTTGACTGATGAATACAGTTCCGCGATTGGTCTTGGCTGGGTAGATGATGATTACGTTGGCAATCTGTCTTCTAAAAAGTCAACCGATGGAAAAACAATTTTCTGGTATGCAGAAGATCTCCCTTCAGATCAATTCAATGAAGAAAACTGTATTTATTATTTCTACGCTTTCAAATAACGTTCGATTTTTTGCCTACCTTAATTTGGCTGTTTGGGGCCGGGTTCGGAGATATGTTGTGGAACTCTCAGACACTTGCTAACAAGAGCATCGTTTCCCCCGGAGACCTCACAGCTGCCTTCCAAAAATATCCGTTCCCTTTTGAGGACGGCTATCAAAGCGGCGGCGGGGCTTATCCCTATGAGTACGTTTTGGAGTACTATGCCGCCTTCCAAAATAACACTTTGCGCTGGTACGCCAAATACACGCAGAAGAGCGGGAATAACCAGCCCGTCGAGATGGACAGCGCCGCATATCAGCTCAATGCTGCTGGGACTAACTATGGATGGATCGCATTTGGGTAGGTGTTGTGTCTTACTAGTTGAAAGCAATGTACACGTATGTCACACCCTGCAAATTTTCCTGAAACATCGCACCTGACGAAGAGTTGTTACTATACCAACTAAATTGCAGTTCTGCTATGTTGAACCTCAGATCAGCCTCTGTATCAGATTTCGGGCCATTGAGGGATACCTCCTGGCTTATTTGACCATTTTGCCAGAGGAAACCTGCACCACTATCACTGCCCCAACCGCCTCTTGCCTGTGTCTGCTGAACGACAACTAACTTAGGCGAAAAATCGAACGATTATCCGATGGCAACATAAAAATATGTAGTGTTCAGCTCATTAAGTTGAGCTATAGCGTCTACACCATCCCACCTTATGCTATTGGTTTCTTGCCTAATGTGGCCCCATGCTTGACCGATTTTCAAGCTATCTTGTCCAGGACACCAAATGAAAGAATTTTGCCAGAATCCGGCAACATTTAGCGGTATCAAGCCTGTGCCAGTCTCATAGACAATCACGAGCATAGGCGAAAAATCGAACGAATAAATGCCGGGGTGAGCGGCGGAGAAAGAGACGCCGGCCCGCCCAAAAGCAGGCCAGCGTGCGGAAAAAGGGTTTTGTATTCTGCAACAGAATTTGTCAGCTCGCCAAATCGTTGCAATCTACGGACCGTTTTATTCCACGGGCGTCGCAAAACCGGACAAGTGTGGAGCGGTCGACCTTCAGGGCGCGGGCGATGGACGCATAGCTGTTTCCCAGGTCCAGCAGGGTTTGAATCACGTTTTCCTTGCCTGTGAGCTTGGTGTGCTTGCCAAGTGCTCCTTTTGGGCGGCCCAGCTGGATACCCTCCGCCCGCTTTCGGGCCAAAGCATCCCGCGTCCGTTCCGAGATCAGCGCCCGCTCAATCTCTGCAGCCAAGCCAAAGGCAAACGCGAGGACTTTGCTGGTGAGGTTATCGCCCAGGCGCCAGCCCTCTTTGATCGTCCAGATCCCACACCCCTTGCCCAGGCAGTACGCCATGATCGAGAAGATCATGAGGAGGCTCCGGCCCAGGCGGGTGATCTCGGTGGAGATGATGGTGTCATCGCTTGTGACGCTTTGGAGTTTCTTGCCGAGTTTGCGCTTGTCAAAATGCTTCATGCCGCTTGCGGTCTCGATGATCCAGTCATCAATCTGGATCGGCGGGTTTTGGTGGGCGCAAAAATCCTCGATTGCGTACATCTGGTTTTCAACCGTCTGTTTTCCTGTGCTGACTCTGACATAGCCCAAATACATAATCAATCCTTCTTTCTATTTTTTGGAGGTGTGCCATGAAAATTATAAACACAGTTCCCTCGTCCGGTGGAAGCTACAGGATCCAGGATGATCCGTCCCGAACTTCTCCGCCCGGCGGCTACGCCAGGGTTCCGGAGGAGTTGGATTTGGCGGAATTCTACGCCGCGAAGGGATTTGTCTCTCCGAGCTTTGAGGATGACGTCATGACCGGCTATACCGTCAATCAGGAGCTGCTGGACGCCTGGAACACCGCGCATCCCGATCCGGACGTTCTGCTTGAAGCAAGGGAGCAGAAGCTCACCGAACTGTCCGCCGCCTGCAACGCCGCCATTGTCGCGGGATGTGATGTGGAACTTGCGGATGGCGTCACGGGGCACATCTCTCTGACCAGCGAGGATCAGATCAATCTTACGAATGCCGCTGCCAGTGTGAGCGCCGGTGCGGAGGAATACCCCTACCATCTGGACGGGAAACTCTGCGCCATGTACTCCGCCGCGGACATTCTGACAATGGCGCAGACAGCCACGGCCCACAAACTGTACCACACCACATATTTCAATCATTTGAAAGCATGGGTGGAGCGGAGTTCGGCGGAAGAGGCCGCCGCCATCGTATACGGCTCAGAACTGCCGGAGGATCTGGCGGCGAATATGACGGCTCTGCTGGCAGCCGCGGAGGCGTCCCATGTCTGAAAAAGCAAGTGCGCATCTGATACGCTGGGCCATGGGAGGCGTGCTGTATGGTCTGCTGGAAATTCTTTGGAGAGGCCATACGCACTGGACAATGATGCTTCTGGCAGCCATCCTCTGCATCCCTTTGGATATTGCGAACGAACATATTCCCTGGGAATTCCCTCTTTGGCTTCAGGCAGTGCTGGGCGGCACCGCGATCACCGCGGCGGAGCTGGCGGCCGGGCTGGTGCTCAATGTCTGGCTCGGCCTTGGCATCTGGGATTACTCCGGGCTTTTTGGAAATCTATGGGGCCAGATTTGCCCTCAATTCTGGGCGCTGTGGTGTCTGCTGGCCGGGCCGGTGATCGTTGCGTTTGACTGGCTGGACTACCTCTCCGGAGCAGGTGACCGCCCTAGCTACAAGTGGATTTGAGCAAAAAAACCCCCAGCTATCCAGATGGATAGTTGGGGGTGCCTTAGCTTAGATTTTCTTCTAATCCTGTCATGAGCCAACCGGGTTCGCCTTGATCAGCAGACAACGTATTTGTGGAAAAAATATCGAAATATGTATTGACAATATCATATTTTATGATATAATAAAGTCATAAAGAACAAGGGGGACAAAACAATGACTACTTACCTGACTGTTGAATACGCTCCCGGCTACGGAATTTCGCTGCATACCGCCCGCCGTCTGACCGATGACGAAAAGCAAAGCTACCTCCCTGAGTACCAGGATTATATGCTGGTTGGCACAGGCAGCGATGTCGACCTGAATAACATCACATGGATCAGCCTGTATGAGTTTTTGGGCAAGAGAGCGCCGGACGGTGAGTTTGCCGGATGCAATAACCGGGCGTACATCATCACCCAGGAGCAGTGGGACACCCTGATCGCCATGAACAACGGCGTTGCAGCCAACAAGGCAGAGCAGGAGCGGAGTGCGGAAATTGCCGAGCTGGAGCAGGCAAAAGCCCACGCCGAAAAGCAGATGGTCAATGGTGAGCTCCCCGGCAAAGAAGAGGCCCGGGAAAAGGCCAAGCGTTACAATGATGTGCATAATGAAGGCGGATATGGTTATGTACCGCACTATTATTATGACGAGGAGTACAAGCGGATCTGCGCCCGTCTCGACGAGCTGAAAGGAGCAATTTGATATGACAAACAGAGAAGCGTATGTATTTGGATGGGTCTTCGGCCGGCTCAATGTGGAAGCATATCCGCAGGAGATCGGAGGGGATTTCACCCTTGCCGCTCAGCGCCCGTACACAGCACTCGCCAGAGTCATTTCCGACGCTCACCGGCTTGGCATCCTAAAGGGGGATCTCGACCGGCAGGTTGCTGAGGCGCTTTGTGAAATCACCAGCATTGACCCGCCCGTGGAGGGAGGCTCTGAAAAGTTCCAGCCCCTTGAAATGCAGGGGGCGTGGCAATTAGGCTTTTTTGCCGGTAAAGGCAAGCGCCCGCTTGCGTCTGCCGAGTTTGATATTGCCGCCGCCAGAAAGGCCAAAGGCTTGACTCAAGCCCAGCTTGCGGACGCCATGGGCGTAGATCAGGCGGTGATCTCCCGCTGGGAGAGCGGCAAGGTCAGCCCCAACGCCGAGAACCTGAAAAAACTGAAAGAACTGCTTGGGTGATCGTATGGCCGTTGTCATGCTGCCGCGGACCTGCCGCCAGTGCGGCGCCGTCTTTGATGGCGGCCCCCGTGCCTGGTATTGCCCAGATTGCCGGGCCGCTCGTCAAAAAGAATCGTGGGCCCGCTTCCGCGCCAAAGGACGAAAGGCGGATCGTCCGATAGGTAGCACGGACAAATGCTGCCGGTGCGGGAAAGAATACACTGTGCGATCCGCCCGGCAGAAATACTGCCCGGACTGCGCCTATGAGGGCATCCGGGAAGCGGATCGTCCCATGTCCCGGAAGTGGAACCAGGAACACAAAGACACATACTATCCAGCCCGAAATGCAAAGCGCCGCAAAAAGCCGGGGGAGTGCTAAGCTCCCACCGGCTTTTGCGGCTTATTGCGTCACATACCGCCCCATTTTGAGCAGTAGCAGTCGCACGGTGTTGGCCGTGTAGTCCAGCGCCATCCAACGCTCCGGACTATCAATGATCCCGGCGGCCACCAGCGCGTCCACAGCGGCCTCCAGCTCCGGGTCCGTGTCCTGGCCGCCGCAGAGGGCCAGAAACGCCTCCCAGGTGCCTGCGAAGCATTTCTTTTTTTCTCATATATCTTGTCCGAATTTCTCAAAAAACTTGTCGCGCCACACCTGCTGGTGATTTTCTGCTGAAGAAATACTTGTTTAAATTGAAACGGAAATGTGAATCTGTAAGAGGATAAATCTTTTAATCCAAGGATTAAAAATAATTGGTATATGCAGATTACTGGATTGCCCTTCAGGAAGGACATCTGACCTACGGTACTTTTGAGGATTATAAGAGCATCATCAATAGGCATATCAAGCCATCAATGAAGGGACTTCGAATGCGCGATGTGTTGCCAGATGACATCACACGAATGATGAAAGAAGTGGCCAATTTTAGCAAGTCAGTCCATGATAAAACCTATATGCTTGCAAAGCAAATGTTCACAAATGCCTATGACAATAAGCTTATCTCTGAAAATCCATGCCCCAAAATGCACGCAGGAGGTCGTGATCCAGTGGAACGTCAAGCTCTTACGAATGAACAGATGACTACCCTTATTGAGGCGGTCAAGGGCACAAGGGCCTATGTCTTTTGTATGATAGGCTTATACTCCGGCCTTCGCCGCGAGGAAATCCTTGGCCTCAAGTGGGACTGTGTCCGGTTGACAGGGACACCTTCAATCCTTGTAAAAAGGGCCTGCCGGTTTGTCCACAATCGTCCAGTTGTTGAAGAGCGCCTAAAAACTAAGGCGAGCAGGCGCGTGATCCCTATTCCGCCACAGCTGGTACAGTGCCTGCAGGAGGCTAAGGCAAGTTCCAAGTCCTGCTACGTCATAGGAAATGAGGATAACACTCCTTATACCGAGACACAGTTTAGGAGCATGTGGGACTATGTGCGGAATCGGACAGTAGGCAACAAATCCTACTATCGGTACCGTAATGGTAAAAAGGAACTATACTCGTTTGAAGCCAAATTGGGAGAACAGGCTCAAAACAATCCAAAGGTAAAATATACGATTGATTTCAAAGTCACCCCGCACATTTTGCGACATACGTACATCACAAACCTATTGCTTTCCGGTGCCGATGTCAAAACAGTTCAGTATTTGGCCGGCCATGAGCGGGCATCAATCACCCTCGACATATACACGCATTTGGTATACAATAAGCCTGAAGAGTTGATGGAAAAAGTTCAAAGAGCGTTTCCATCATCAGAATGAGGCCTCTTTGTATGGACATTGCGGAAGCTGAGAAAGATGAGGGAGCAGGAATGAAGGTGTACATCGAGAGGACGGCCGTAATGAACGTACTTGAGCAGTACTATCCTGGCGTAAATGAGCGATTGTACATTGTCAAGGATATTACTTCTCTCCCCGCCGCCGACGTTGCACCGGTGAGGCATGGAGATGGGCGGAATACGATGGGGCCGATAAAGGGTTCCACTACTGTTCCGAGTGCAAAGGGCAAGCTTTCAATTACGAGGAAAATGGAGAGGTGATTGAGATTCTTTCAGGTTGGTGCCCCAACTGCGGCGCTCGCATGGACAAGGAGGACAACTATGTACGGAACGACTGAAAAGAAAATCACTCACATCATAGATGAATCCCGCGAAAAGGGATGGGGCGGATTTGTCAATACTGTTTGCGGGAAGTGGATTCGCCCAGACTGGTTAACTCAGGACAGGCCGGATGGGACTAGGATGTGCAAGCTGTGCGCCAAGAAGGAGGCCACCATGAAGTTTCGGAACCCTTAGACGGGGAAGGTTTTTGATGTTACTGAAGGTGCACCAGGGACAGGATTCTGTAGTGGGATTCATTGCTTTGACTGTCCAATACATAGTGAACACCCGTATTGTAAGGAATTTATCAATGCCCGCCCCCACGAAGCCGCTCGCCTGATGGGGTACGAGGTGGTGGAGGACGATAAAGTGGTCGAAACCGACACGGTTAAAAAGGAGGCCAACATGGGCAAGCCATTGAAGGACTGAACGCTTGGAGAGATCCAAGAGCGGTGTTATCAATACAGGAAATCCCACACAGACAAGCCGTGTGAGCAGACTTGTCCCAATTTATCAGAGGGGTATTTGCTCTCTTAAATGGGTGCACTAGTGGAATTTAGACGACAAGCCCCGCTTCACCCAGAAGGAGGTGGAGAGGGCGAAGGCGATTAAGGTGTTGTACCCAGAGGCAGACAGCCTTGATGAATGCGATCCGCAAGTTAAGGTATTGAACACCAAATTTGTTATGGCAACGTTAGATACAGCATTGTTTCCATCTCTTCGTCCCAGCGAAACCGTCACCCTTGACGAGATCATCGGAGGTGCCCAATGAGAGAAATCCTTTTCAAAGCCAAGCGGTGGAGCGATGGAAAATGGGTATATGGAGACCTGAATCAGCTCCAAGATAGCACCATTATCCACTGGTATAACAACGGGTGCCGAGTGGCTGATGAGGTCGACCCCTCCACGGTCTGCCAGTACACCGGTCTGACCGACAAGAACGGGAAGAAGATTTTTGATGGGGATGTTGTAAGACGAGAAACCGATTACTACGGAAAGCATAAAGTTTATGACGAACCAGTTGTATGGGAAGATGACATAGAAAAGGGTTTTTTGGGAGAACCGTACACAAGCGGATATTGCATTCACGGCGGTAATTGGGAAGTCATCGGTTCCATCCACGACGGGGAGGGGGGCAATCATGCTTAAGCTAAAGAACTGCCCGCATTGCGGCGGAGAAGTAATGCTCTGTAGACTGAATACTATGGTTTCTGTTGCAGAGTTTTCTATCGTATGCACAGAGTGCGGACTAGAAACGCGCATTTATGCAAACCCGATGGCGAATTGCTGCTTTGATATGGGCGAAGCGGTCAGGAGCATCACCGAAAAATGGAACAGGCGAGACGGGGAGGGCGGACAGCATGAGGAGGTCGCCAGGGGTGCGGATGAAGTGCAATAAAGACTGCATAGCCAATGTATGCGGAGAATGTGCCGTCGAGAAATGCGAAGGACAGATTCAAAGGCTGGGTATGCGGAATAACAATGCGGAAACAGCGGCTTGGACTTATAAGATTGCCGTAGATTCATTCAAAGACTATTTTGGAAAGAAGGATGCCGACCAATGAACGCCATCGAGAACCAAGTCCGGGAACTGGTAGCCGTAGAGCTTTCCGCCGCAAATGAACGGTTTCCGCAGTTTCATTCCTGCCACGAAGGATACGCTGTGATATTGGAAGAACTGGAAGAGGCTAAAGCAGAACTGGAGGTAGCCGAGGCACAGACTAACAATCTGTGGGAGCACATAAAGAGTAATTATGACGGGGCAGGATGTGCAGAAACGGTAATGAAGTTCGCTATCAACGCCGCCTGCGAAGCCATCCAGGTAGCGGCCATGTGTCAGAAATTTTTGGAGATGGAAAATCGTGCGTAGATATCCTTTCCCCGGAGATATGTATTCTGATGCGCAATGGGAGTGGATATCGCTCAAACGCGCAGAGGGGTACTCCATGCGGCAGCTATCAACTTTCTTGGGGCTTAACACAGATGCGATTTTAACGGCGTTGCGGGTTCGAGGATTAGCACCGCAGGAAAGACCGACGGAGCCGCTTAACAGAGACGAGTTTAACGCATTGGCGGAGGTGGATGATGCCAGATAATATTACAGCAGCTAGAATTTGCCCTAATTGCGGCAAAGAGGGAGTTGTTTATGGAAGTCATACGGTTATGGGAGGGAGAATAGAACGTCACAGGAAATGTCAATTTTGTGGAGAACGATGGGCCACAATTGAGAAGTATTACCGGCCAATCAAAAAAATCATGGACTAGAGGTTGACAAATAGGATATCGAGATATATGATTAAATGGGATTTTATAAAAAATTTAAAAATGATAAACAGTTATATGAAGGCTGTGTGAAAACATGGCAAAGAGAGTGAGAGAGGTTTTGGTTTGCGAAGGTAGGTGATTAAATGTTAAAAATCATGAAAGAACTCTGGGATAAAAACCAGGATAAGCTCAGAACAGAACTGTCCTCAAGAGATGATCTGAATGAATGTAGCTATGTAGACCTTGTAAAGATTGCTTTTGATAAGATTTATAATGATGATAGCCGACTCGACAATGAGAATCTTTTTATAGACAGAGTTCACGAAATTGATGATGGGGACTATCAAGGGACTTTGATTTATCTGATTCCATTCAATTCCTACCAGCCGGACCCGGAAGACTATCGCATGACTTTTGCGTGGTATGGGTCCTGTTCTGGATGTGATGCCTTGCAATCCGCGCAATCATGGGGAGACGGAAAACTAACGGAGCAACAGGTAAAAGACTTTATGTCCATCTGCAAAGACTTGATCTGCAACGCTATCAAACCTTACAACTATGGATGGAGACATGATGATAGATTTGATGTCGTGGAGGAGGGTGACAACTCTGAACAAGAATGATGCGACTATGGAGCAGGGTAAAGAGCTTGTTAAGCGCAAAATGAAGCCCCGTGGCGGAAACTCCCCTGTTATTGGTGATAATGGGGTACATACTAAACCAGGTGACAACTCTAAGATTGCTGGGTTCCTTATGGAAGTTGGAAAGTGGGGGCCTGTTGACAAATCCGATGTTCAGGCTATGGAAAAGCGATTCTGGAACTATGTTGCTCTTTGCTTTGAGAGAGATGTTCGTGTCACCAATCAGGTAGCTTACTTTGCCATAGGAATTACAAAGGATGACGTTTATAATTGGGAAAATGGGCTTACACGCAGCTCTGAACATCGCGACTTCATTAAAAAAGTTAAAACTTTTTGCGGTTCTTATCGCGAAATGTTAGGCGCTGACGGCAAGCTCAACCCCGTAACTTTGGTGTGGTGGCAAAAGAACTATGACGGTCTTGTGGACAAGTCCGAAGTGGTGCTTACTCCCAACAACCCGTTAGGGACTATCACCGACCAAAAGCAGCTTGAGGAACGGATCGCCGGGTCTGTGGTGGTGGAGGAGTAACGACTATGGAAACGACTATCGACTATGCCAGCGACTATGGTGGAGAGGCCAGCGACTATCAAACGACTATGGAGGGAAAGCGAGAGACGGAAAACGACTATCGATTCTGTCCCTTGAAGCTCCACGCGCTACTATCAACTCCTGAAGCGGTTTTAGGAACATCAGACTACAGAGGCGGAGTGGAGTGCAGAAAAAATATATGCGCCTGGTGGGATGTCGACAAGTCCCGTTGCGCCGTGCTATCTCTGGCCCGCAACAAATAACAATACCCCGGCTTGCTCCTGGTGGAGTGGGCCGGGGTTGCTTTATGCCTTGCGTGGCGCCCCTGTGGGCCGCTGTGCGACGTTTTAGTGGCCGGGAGTATAGAGGAGATACTGCCAGACGATAAAACCGCTCTACGGACTTGTAAATGGCCTTTACGGCGGATTTGCTTTTGGGGCTTGTCCGCCCTGCTGGACGTGGACGCAAAAATGTCGCTTGCAGGCCGTAGGACGGCGCACAAGCGGCGGATCATGGGCGGGGAGTATAGTAGGGACATAGCCGCCCACCGTTGGACGGCATGGAGGGCAAAAGAAAGCCCGCCCTAGGAAGCTCCAGGGCGGGCGGTGGTATTATGCTAATATCTCAATTACAATCGGGTCATGTATGACGATCTCCTCAGCGTCCTCGCCGTAGTCCCACGCGTTGCCAGCAATGACGGCCACATAATCGCCATAATAGTGGCCGTGGCGCTGCGCCGCGTCGATGGAGTCCCAACGCATAGCAGACACGCCGGGCAGCTCCTCGCCGGTATCGTCTCCGTTGTCCCAGACGTGGGAGCGGTGGGCCATAGGGCCGGGAGCAAATGGAACGTCTTGGACGCGGACGCCCACGGCCTCATAGTCATATAACGCGCTGGAGGCTATATCCTCAACGCGCCGGATCATATCGGGGGCTAGTCTCATGTATAACACCTCTTGTTGATTGTATCGCGCCCATGCAGACCCGTCAAGATTTCTTTGCGAGCTCCCATATCACCATGAGCGGGAGAAGGATAATAAACAGGATAATCAAGCGGGGGTCACCTCCATTCTCCAGCGGGCGGGTCATGCCCGGTAAATAATCAAAAAGTCGTTGTAGTGGTTGTGATTGAGTTTTACGGGGTAGGCGGACCAAACTTCCGACCGCTTGCCAGTCATCCCGTAAAAACCGCGCACATGGTCAAGCTGTGCCGGGGTCAGGCTGTCAGCCCATGCGGAGCCGATAAAGCCAACGGCCAAATATTCCGATGTCAGGTCTGCGATGGTAAATCGCCCTGCAATATCGGTTGTCATTTCTTACGCCTCCTTCATCCAGCTAATGCGGTAAGGGTCCTCGTATCGTCTGCAATCCCGCGCCCATAATTTTTCTTTGTCTAATAGGTGGTTTGCCGTGATGTAATAGGGCTTTCCGGTTTCCTCGTCCTTGTAATATAGCTTGTATTCGCTGGCGGCCTTGTCAAATACAATGCTTACAAGTTTCATTGTGCGGACCTCCATTCAGTAAAGTTCGGCGCTCTGCTTGCTATATTCGCGCCGTGCGGCCATGTATGCGTCCCGCTGTACGTCGCTAAAGTTGCAGGCGGCGAAAAGCGCGTTTATATCGTCGATATCGGACACGCTGGAGCAGTTACCGAAACAAGAGCACACGTCAAAATCAGCTTGCCAGTTTATACCGTATTCGTGATTAAACATCTCGCGGAGAAATGCGTTTTTCCAGTATTCCGCGTTGTCGCTTTCGGGTTCTGCCTTTTCAAGCATGGCAAGCAATTCTTCTCCGCTATTCACAAAATCAGCGTCTTTTTTGTCGTAGAACGCAAGGAAAACGGGGCTAAAAATCATTTTTTCGGTTTTCCTTCTCAGTTTTTCCCGCTCCTTATCGGGGCCACAGAAAAACATGGAAATATGATCCCGGCGCAGTCCGTAGTAATTGCGAATGTAGTATTCTTTCGCTTGCTTGTCCTGGTAGTCACTTACGGTTTCCATTTCGTCGGCTGTAAATAGTTTCCGGCTGAGGCTGCTAAGGTAAAATTCCTGGAGTTCGTCGCGGCTCTTGTCCTTATGGTGCAACTCATAATCATTTGCATATTTGATGTGGTGGCCGTCTGCGAACACAAGCACGGAATATCCGAAATAGCCGCCAAAGTCCACAAAATAGACTTGATGCCCCTTGACGGAGGCGGTCTCAATAGCCATTGCTGCGGCTTGCTCCTCTGTCAACGCTTCAATATCGCGGATCGTGTATTCTTTCGTTGCAGTGTTTTTCATTTATGTTTTCCTCCTTGTCATGGAGGGCGGCCCGTGGTATAATGGGCGTGCCCTGGTTCTGTGGTAGGTTCTGGGGTTCTTTTGCCCTGGTCACTATTGCGAGTAGTGGCCGGGGCTTTTATTTGTCAATGATGTAGTACGGAGTTACTTTCCCGTCGGTTGCTTTGGCCGTATTCTTAGCGGCCTCCTCTGTGGCGTACCATCCAATGGTAACGCCGTCTTTTTGCACTGCGTATATATCGGGCTGCATTCTTTTTCCTCCCGGCCTGTGGCCTGTATTGTTTGGGTTCTGATGCCAGTATAATTCAACGTTTGTTATATGTCAAGATTAATTTTATAATTTTGTTATATTTTTTTCTACATTAAATGCACTAATTGTTGCAACAAATATTCTTTTTGTTCAATTTTGCTTTGCGGTACTTCTTAATATCATATATAAGGGGCATCGCTAACCGGACACCCCCGGGGGATAGGCCGGAGCCGTCGTCCCCCTACCTCAGCCACTCTACCACCGAAAATAACAAAAAGCCCTTGACAATTCAACAAACGTTGATTATAATGTAATTGTAAGATAAAATTCAACGGGGGTTATAATATGGGATGGAAAACACTTGGGCTAAAGGAAGCAATAAAAGAAATGTTGCATGACAGCGGGATGACGCAGAAGGGCGTGTGTGAAGCTGCTGGGTATAAGTCTGTTGGGAGTGTTGCACAGCCATTAGCGAGAGGTGACATTAAGATTTCGACATTGTTAAGATTGGCTGATGCAGCTGGATTTGACATTGTGCTTGTACAGAGGAGCAATTTAGAAGGGTATAGTCCAATTAAAATTAAGCCGAACGATAAAAAAGAAGAATCCTAAAAATCCGCGCAAAACAAAAAAGGAGATGATGCTCCTTGGAAGTAAGGAAGGATTTAACAGGGCAACGGTTTGGCCGATTGGTCGCTATCCGACCCGTCAGAAAGCGGGCGAATGATGACCGGCATACAATGTGGTTCTGCAAGTGCGATTGTGGTAGTGTAGCGGTTATTTCTACAAATAATTTAATACAGCAGACGGTTTCCTGCGGATGTGTGTCAAGAGGGCCAAAGATAGATGATACGGTTAGGGCGGTTTGTCCTGGATGTGGGGAAAAGTTTGATATTGAATTGAACGGACAAAAAACTCCACAATTCTGTCCCGATTGCTCAAGAATATATACAGGTAATAGCTGGAAGGTATGTCCTGTTTGCAGAAAACTATTCAAATCGTTTCCGAGCGCAAAAAAGACGACGTGTTCGGAAGACTGCAGCAAAAAATGGGGGAATTATATAAGAACCGGGAGAAGGTTCAAGTGGAGTGAAAAATCAAAGAAAGCGGCGCGAGAAAGCGGGCTTTGGGACGATATGGACGAGGCTGCGGCGCGGGCGAGGGCACGGAAAGTTGGAGACCCCAGGTTTGAGCGGACAGAAGAAAACATAACATCAAAAATATGGGTTCTTGTAGATCCATCTGGGAATGAACATATAGTTCGGAATTTGAAGCTATGGGCAAGCGAAAATTATGAAAAGTTTGGGAAGGATGACTCTGAAAGGTCTATCAAACAAATAGCGCAAGGGTTTTATATGATTGCATTATCGTTAAGAGGGAAGAAAGCACCTCCAAGACTAACATACTTTGGTTGGACATTGAAGGATTTGCCAAGAGAACTGGAGGATGATAAAGATGGACTGGATCAAATGCACTGATAGGATGCCGCCGGATATGAAAATAGTTCGCGTCAAAATAAACAACATATTCGGGTTGCCCTATGAAAAAGAGGCTCGATGGAATAGTAGAAATCAATGCTTTGAATGTTTTGCGCTACGAACGTGGGAACCCGTTTATGGAGAAGTGATTTGCTGGATGCTCATGCCAGAACCGGCGGAGGATTGATGATATGCACAAACTGACGAACAAGCAGTACGAGGAATACATGAAGATGATCCGGGATAAGGAAGAAGGGCGACTGCTCACCCCGGATGGCTTACGGATGATATGTTCGGCAAACAAGTATGACCCGGAGAAGATAGGGCTTCACATGCTGGCGGTGTTGGCGAATTGGAATAAGGTGGATGTATAGGAGGTAAAATGAGAGAAGTTGCAGGGGAATATAATACCGCTAAGATTTTTACAGATGTTGTTGACGATGCTTCCATTGCACAGGTTAAGGAATTGTGCGATCAAGAGTTTTGCACTGGAAGTAGAATTAGACTGATGCCTGATATTCATGCTGGAGCTGGATGTACTGTTGGGACTACAATGACAATCAAGGATAAGGTTGTGCCAAACCTTGTCGGGGTTGACATTGGCTGCGGAATGGAAACCGCTAAAATCAAAGAATCCAATCTTGATATGGAACGGCTTGACAATGTTATTCGAGAGAATATACCGGCAGGGTTTGAAATAAGGTACAATGCACACAGGTATTTTGACCGAGTAGATTTATCGGCTTTGCGCTGTGCGGATAAAGTTGACTTAGAAAGAGCGAAAAAAAGCGTCGGGACATTGGGCGGCGGCAACCACTTCATCGAAGTTGACCGGGATGAACAAGGGCGACTCTACATCGTAGTTCATTCTGGCAGTAGGCACTTGGGATTGGAAGTTGCAAAGTATTATCAAGAGGCTGGATACAAAAAATTATCCGACAAAAACGATGGCCTTGAAAAACTAATAGAAGAATTAAAAGCTGCTGGTAGACAGAGCGAAATCCAACAGGAAATCAAAAGATACAAGTCTGAATATAAATGCGATATTCCTAAGACGCTTGCCTATGTTGACGGGGCTTTATTTGATGACTACATTCACGACATGAAAATAGTCCAAAGGTTTGCTGAAATTAACAGGCAGGCTATGATAGACGGGATCGTGTCTGGAATGGGAGTTCATGTTGAAGATCAGTTTACGACAATTCACAATTACATTGACACTGACAGCATGATACTTCGTAAGGGTGCTGTATCTGCCAAAAGCGGTGAGGTTTTGCTTATACCTATTAACATGAGGGACGGAAGCATTATCGGAATTGGCAAAGGAGATGAAGATTGGAATTGTTCCGCTCCGCATGGTGCTGGACGCTTAATGAGCCGGGCGAAGGCTAAAGAGAGGTTTACCGTTGCAGAATTTGAGAAGCAGATGAGCGGAATTTATACCACATCAGTCAATCAGGAAACGCTTGATGAATGCCCGATGGCTTACAAGAGTATGGAAGCAATCACGGAGAATATAGAGCCAACAGTTAAAATTTTGAAAATCATCAAGCCAGTATATAATTTTAAGGCTGGTGGAGATTAAATATTGCACCCCGCCACAGGGCGGGCGTATATAGTGCCAAGTGCCTCTCCAAATGGAGCGAACAGTGCCAAGTGCCTTTTATCTTAAGGGATAGGAGGCACTTTTTTCATGGAAATTCGGGGGTTGGTAGAGAGGGCATTTCAGAGGGATTTGTCCGACCCGTCTGCGCTATTTGATGCATTTGATTCGATCAGATTGTTGGAGCCAGAGGATTTTAAGCTGGCTCATGAGAAAAACAAAGAGGTACGTCGGCTGTCTGCAAAATTCGCCGCAGAACAAAAAAGCCTCCGTATGTTCGAGTTGAACAAGCGGAGTCTGCTGTTTGATGCGCCGTATGATTTTGATGCGGCGATAAGATATGCTGAGTGGGATAGAGAACCGAAGAAAAAGTTCTATATGCCACGCAGAAAGCAGTTGCTTCCGGTTGTTCAAGCTATGCAGCGGCTATCTGAACGGAAGATACGCATTTTGGGTGTTATGGCTCCCCCAGGCGTCGGGAAGACCACCATTGAATTGATGTTCATGGTGATGGAGGGGTTAAAGAATCCAGATTTAAGCATTCTGATGGGTTCGCACTCAAACTCATTCCTACGTGGGGCTTATGAAGAAGTTGGGCGGATGTTAGACCTCAAAGGGGAGTATTTGTGGAAAGATATTTTTCCATCTGTTCAAGTTTGCAAAACAAACGCCCAAGACATGCGAATTGATCTTGGAAAACGAAAGCGGTTTGAGACCTTTGAGTTTTCGTCTATAGGCTCTGGTAACGCGGGCAAAGTACGTGCCTCGAATCTTCTGGTAGCAGATGACCTTGTACCTGATATCGAGTCCGCAATGAGCAAAGAGCGCATGGACAAGCTCTGGCAGCAGTATTATACAGACCTCATGCAGCGTATGATCGGAGATTGTGTCCAGCTTCTTGTCCAAACACCTTGGACGTTGCATGACCCCATTGACCGACTTGAACTAGCCCATGCAGAAGACCCGCTGGCAGAGTTTATCCACCTACCCGCTTTGGATGAAAATGATGAGAGTAATTTTGATTATCCGTATGGGCTTGGGTTTACCACGGCATTCTATCACAATCAAAGAGATGTTATGGACGATGCTTCCTGGAGGGCACTATACATGACTCAGCCCATTGAGCGTGAAGGACAGCTCTACAATGAGGATGAGCTGCGCAGGTATTTTGAACTTCCTGACGGTAAGCCCGATGCCATCCTGTTTGTATGCGATACGAAGGACAAAGGCACTGATTACTGCGTCATGCCGATTTGTTACCAGTACGGAAATGACTTTTATTGTGAAGACGTAGTATGCGACAACAGCAATCCAGAGGTTGTAGAGGCGCGGCTGGTGTCAAAGCTCGTTCAGCACAAGGCTCAGATGGGCCAGTTTGAAAGCAATAGTGCTGGCGGTAAAGTGGCAGAAAAAGTTCAAAAAGAAGTGAAAGAAGCTGGGGGAATTGCAAAAATAACAACAAAATATACTACATCGAACAAAGAGACGCGGATCATAGTCAATAGTCCATTCATCAAAGACCGTGTTTTGTTTAAGGATAACTCTGTTATCAAAAAAGATAAAGAATACAGACGAATGTTGAATTTCCTTTGTGGGTACACGATGGTCGGTAAGAATCGAAATGATGATGTCCCAGATGCGTGGAGCCTATTTGCCGAATATGTCCAACAACTTGAGGGAAACAAGGTTGAAGTATTTAAGCGACCATTTTAAAATCTCGAATAAGCCATTAGACACATATAGATATATAGGTTGTTATCTTAACAACGATTGATGTATAATATATTTGGGTAAACATAATTATCCAATTTTCCTCCCCTTTCGGGCTGTGACCAACCACGGCCCAAAGGATAACCCACTCCCCCGGCAGGGTATCTAGTGAGCAGATATTAAACGGAAAGGAGAGCCTCTCTTGTACGTTTCCTGCCGGGGGACTCCCTTCACGTTAACCTGCTCCAGAGTTTCGCAATCGAAGCCGACATGCGGAGAAGATAACGATATACCCCTCCAATGCGTTGACGCCTACGTCCCTACGCGGGTATTAGTATTGGCGGGGACATATGCCGCAGCACGATGCAGCCCACAATCAGGGCCGGAGGGTCGCGCCCTCCATGCGGCAGAGCCGACAGTCATAGTGTCGGGTAAAAAAGCGGTGGCAGCTATGACCTGTCCCGGCGCTATCCCGCTGAAAACTACCTGTACCGGATCGGGTAAAGTACCATATGGCATATCCATATGACGCAGGTGTGACAATCTAAGCGGGAAGCGCACATACGCCGCCTCGCAGTTGCGAGAGACGGGAGCGGTGCCAAAGACCGAAAGGAGTCGTCCATTGAATGAAGATTGACGTTTATTGTCCTGTTTGCGCTGCCGCCGGTATCAATCATGGAAAAGGGCGGCTTTTGATGCAGGTGGATAGTAAGGCAGTTGGTATTGTTTACCCATACTGTAAGGCTTGCAAGAAGAACATTAAAATCGAATTGAAAGGCGAAAAGAGCGCCTGAAAATATATAGTTTAGTGCCAAGTGCCTCCGGGCAATGCCTGGACGAAGCGTGCCAAGTGCCGATCAGTTACCGAGGAATCCTCGGTAGTTGGTCGGCATTTTTTATTATTCTGGGGGTGACGGAGTGACTGAAAACGATACTGTTCGAGCTATATCTGAGTGGCCGGTCAATGGTTTGACGGGTCGGCGCAAAATCTACACGGCAAAAAAGAAAGTCACCCCGGAAAATGTGGTGGAGGTGCTGGGCAAAGCGCTGGCAGTACACAGGATCAACAGAGCGGAAACAGTCTACTTGTATGACTTTTACAAAGGGAAACAGGATATTCGACTGAAAGATAAAATCGTCCGCCCTGAAATCAACAACAAAGTGATGATTAACAGGGCGAATGAGATTGTAACTTTCAAGACGGCCTATCTTCTGGACGGCCCAATCCGCTATGTGTCCAACGGCGGAGAAGATGATGTTTCTGCCGGTGTGAACACGCTCAACGAGTATATGCGTGCTGAGAGCAAGGACACGCTGGACAAGGAATTAGCGGACTGGATGCACATTTGCGGCGTAGCGGTACGCATGGTGCTCCCTGACAAAGCTGGTGAGGAGGACGGTTCCCCGGTATCCATCTACACACTCGACCCGCGAGCGGCGTTTTGCATCTACCACAGTGGCGTAGGGCAGAAAAAAGTCGCTGGTGTTCTGGAACAGGTAGACGAGGAGGGCCAGCCATACTTCTGCGTTTACACCCCTGAATGGTATTTCGAGGTGCAGAACGGCCAGATCACTAAGCAGGAGGGCCGTACCATCCCCTATATCCCCATTGTGGAGTATGTAAACAACGATGCCCGCATGGGGGCCTTTGAGCCAGTCATCCCCATTCTGAATGCCATCAACATGATTGAATCCAACCGGCTTGACAGTATTCAGGATTTTGTCAACGCCTTTGATGTATTCCAGAACTGTGAGTTGGAGAACGGCCAGTATAAGGAACTGGCGAAGGGCGGAATGGCAATTACTATCAAGAGCGTTCAGCCCGGCATGGAGGCTAAGGTCTACCGCATTGCCTCTGAGCTGAACCAAACCAACACGCAGACCATTGTGGACGATCTGGAGGATGCATACCTGACCATCTGCGGGATGCCGAACCGGAACGGCGGTTCCTCTACCAGCGACACCGGGCAGGCGGTCATTTACCGGGACGGCTGGTCCGCAGCTGAGAGTAGAGCCAAAGACACAGAAAAGACCTGGGAACGGTCGGAGCGGGAGTTCCTGCGGCTGGTGCTGTATATCTGCCGGGAGACTGGCGATTTTGGCTTGCAGTTGTCCGACATCAAGCCGGAGTTCACCCGCAAGAACCTGTCCAATATTCAATCCAAGGCGCAAGTGCTGGCGGAGATGCTGAATAACAGTAAGATTCACCCGAAGCTGGCGTTCCAGTACAGCGGGCTGTTCAGCGACCCCGAGGAGGCTTTTAGGATTTCTATGGCCTACTACGAAGAGAACCAGCGCAAGATGGAGCGGAGCCTGCGGAATGAGCTGGCGGCGGAACGGGACAACGGGGACAATCTGTCCAATCCGCAGGATGGCGGCGGTGATGCTGAATGAGCGGCTACTATGACCTCACAGACAAAGCCATCGATATTTTGAACAGGAGGGCGGTCAAGCGGTTTGAGGATGCCAAAGACGAAGCGGCGCTGGCGAAATTTGATGAGCTCAATGTGCTGGAAGTCACCCGGACGCTATATGACCAACTGCGCAAGGACAACCAAGATGTCTTTCTTGAACTGGCGCAAGAGCGGTATCAGGAGGCCGAACCGCATGGAGAAGAACCGCCTGATTTAGCGTGGCTGCTGGCTCTGCTGGCGGCGTACAACGCTGTGACGAAGTATCAGTATTCCCATGAATGGGAGCGAAAGCGTGACCGGACAGCGGAGGCTATTAACTCTACTACCGCAAAAGTCACAGAGTTCCGACGGGGCATTTCATATTGGGCGCAGATGACGGAATGGTATGCGGTGGAAGTAACAGACCAGTCCACACTGAAAGCATTTCAAGACAGCGGTGTGCGCTATGTAAAATGGAACACCATGAATGATGGACGGGAGTGTTCCACTTGTAAGGAGCGAGACGGGAAGATTTATCCCATCCGCAGTATTCCGCCCAAGCCCCATCCCGGTTGTCGGTGCTGGTATACACCGACGGAGAAAAAGTGAATTTGAGCGGCCCAGCCACTTGAATACGGGAGGAAAGAATATGGCAAGCCTTGATGGACCCCTGACAATTACAAATTCAGAATATCGTCCTTGTGTTGTAGATGAGAAACGGGCGATGTTCCACTGCTGGGAGCAACGGGCCGATGTAGTAGACGCCTCACCGTTGCGTGGTGGGCACCCAGGCGGACAATATTGGGTAACGCTTGGCATTGTTGAATACGAAGATGGCTCTATGGATGAAATATCTCCCAGAAAAATCAGATTTCTTGATAGCAAAGGTTTATTTGCCCAATACCCATTTGAAAATTCAAACGGGGAATAACCGTTGAATATGGCGCAGAGAAGCGCCTCACCAAACGCATACAGCAGAGAAGCTGACAAACGCAAAATGGGGCAGAGACGCCCGACATAAAAACGCGAAGGAGAATTGATATGCCGATTGATACCACCGTCATCGAAGGGTTTGAGAGCATGACCGCCGAGCAGAAGGTGGAGGCTCTACTCAAAGTTGAAGTACCCGAGAAGATTGATTTGTCTGGCTATGTGAAGAAGGATCTGTTTGACAAGACTGCTTCCGAACTGGCAGAGGCCAAGAAAACCATCAAGGGGAAGATGTCCGAGGACGAGGCGGCCAAGGCCCAAGCCGATGCTGATCGCAAGGCGCTGGAGGACAAGTACACCGAACTGCTTCGTAAATCCACCATTGCCGAGCATACCGCCCGATATATCGCTATGCCGGGCTATGACGAGAAGCTGGCCCGTGAGACGGCGGAGGCTCTGTTTGATGGCAATATGGAGAAGGTCTTTGAGAACCAGCAGAAAGCCAACGCTGCCTATGAGAAGAAGCTGCGGGCTGATCTGGTCAAGCAGGACCCTAAGCCTGACGGTGCTGGTGGTGGAAGTGAGGAGAAGGACGAGGCCGTTGAGTTTGCCAAGAAGTTGGGAAAGCAGCGTGCGGACGCCCTCAAAAATGCAAACGAAGGTCTGAAACACTATTTTTGATGAAAAGGAGAGAAACAGATGAAGTTTACCAAGAATTCTGTTGGCGGCACCATTGAGATTCTGGCCGCTGACGATTTTGTGGCGATCCCCATTTGTGTCACGGAAACTGCCGCTGTTCCTGCCGGTATGCCCATGACTACTGCTGGGAAGAAGGTGGCTACTACCTCTTATGCTACCGCTGTGGGTATGCTACTGTATGATGTGGACCCGACCGAGAATCCTAACGGTGCTCTGCTGGTACAGGGAGTTGTGGACAAGAAGAAGGTCGAGGATCATGCGAGCATTACGCTGGATGATACTTTTGCTGTACCCGGTATTATTCTGCGGGATAACATTGGCGTGAACAAGTAAGGAGGGATACATAATGGATTTGAGAGAAGTTTTTACCCCTGCAGCAATTGCCGCAAACTGGACAGAGGTCGCCTCCAATCAGATTCCTTATCTCGGTGCTACGCTGTTCCCCGCCCGAAAGAAGGCTGGCCTCGACCTGTCTTGGCTCAAGGGTTCCCGTGGCTTGCCTGTGTCCCTGATGCCCTCCGCGTTTGACGCCAAGGCAACCTTCCGTGACCGTATCGGATTTGAGAAACTGGAGACCGAGATGCCCTTCTTCCGTGAGGGATACAAAATCAAAGAGAAGGACCGCCAGGAGATGCTTCGGGTGCAGGAGTCTACCGACCCTTATGCCGCTGAGGTGATTGCCCGTGTGTTTGACGACACCCGCGATTTGATTGATGGTGCAAATGTCGTGCCCGAACGGATGATTATGCAACTGCTGTTCCCCGAGGGCGGCGATGTGGGTATTGCGATCAAGGCAAACGGTGTGAACTATACGTACAAGTATGATACGGATGGTTCCTGGAAGACCTCTAACTATACCGCACTAACTGATACAGCCACTTGGGACAAGCCCTCTACGGCTGACCCGTTTGCGGCGTTCAAGACGGTCAAAGACGCTATCCGTTCTAAGACTGGCACTGAACTAACAGTTGCTATTATGAACTCCTATACTTTTAATCTAATGGCTAAAACCGATGCCATTATGAAGCGGTATATGAGCACTAATGGCCTTACACTGGGATACCTAACTGATTCTGAGGTAAAGGCTGTTGTGGAGTCCACGTCCGGTCTGCGGATTGCAATTTACGACAAGCAGTTCCGGGACGAGGACAAGGTTGCCCATGCATTTGTGCCCAATGGCTATGTTTGTCTGATTCCTGACGGTGCTCTTGGTAGTACTTGGTATGGAACTACGCCGGAAGAGGCAGACCTTCAAGGAGCCTCCAGCGCCGAGGTTTCTATCGTGAACACTGGTGTGTCGATTACCCGAGAGATTCAGACTCATCCTGTGAACATCAACACCTATGCGTCTGAAATCGTTCTACCCTCCTTCGAGCGTATGGATGAGGTGGCGGCGCTCAACGTCCTGGGGGAATAATCGGGTCTGACACTCTAACCCTTTTCCCCGGCAGTCAGACCCTATTGGGGAAGCAGGTATCCGAGCTGGTAGGAGATGACTTGATGGTCAAGGCTGATGGCTCCGTGGTCGGCACGTTCCATCATGTAACGGGATACACTGAGTTCAGTTCTGAGCCGAACGAACAGGAGGGGTATTACTTTCCTTTCCACTTGGCCAAGACCGGAACTAGGATGACTTTCAAGAAAAACGGGTCTCCGACCAAGCAGGACATTGCATTTGATTCGGATATTATTTTCCGGGTTACGAAGACCGATACTTTTGAAGTCCTTGTGGACGGACAAAGTGTTGTTAAGTTCAACTTCTCTGGAGCTACATTTGAGAGTTAAAAAAGCGGGAGGCAGCATGAAGTTTATTCCAAATTATCGCGTGTGCTATAGCGGCCAATTTTACGAGGCAGGGACTCAGTTCTCCATCAAGGCCGAAGACGCGGATATGATGAAGCGGCACGGGACGGTGTTGGATGAACCGACGCCGCTTCCCGCAACTGAACGAAGAGCCGGGAGACCAAGGAGGGGAAACAATGGACAACCTAGCGAGGTTGAAACTCAGAACCGAAGAGGTTGACGAGGCGGTTCTGCAAGATTGCCTAGAGAGCGCAAAGGCGGCGATTATGGCCCGTCGCTATCCCTTCCAGGAGTGGCCCGAGGAACTTGAGAGCCGGTATCTGGATTTGCAGTTTAGATGCGCACTTGATCTCTATAACAGAATCGGAGCAGAAGGGCAGCTCAGTCACGGAGAAAACTCAATCAGTCGGTCTTGGGAGTCCTCTTGGATTTCTGAATCGCTCTTGCAGGAAGTGACACCGCTGGTCGGGAGGATAACGTGATGACAGTTAATGTACTTGGAGAAAGCTATACCCTGAATTTCATTTCGGAGGAAGAGGACGAGGGCCTGAAAGACTGTGACGGTTACTGCGACGATACTATCAAAACGCTGGTGGTCAAGCAGTATAAGCGTGGCGAGCCAGGAAGCAAGAAAGCACTTGATCTCCAAGAAAAGAAGAACTTCCGGCATGAGATCATCCACGCATTTCTCTGCGAAAGTGGCCTTGCGGAAAACTCCACATGGGCGCAGGAGGAAGAAATGGTGGATTGGTTTGCCAAGCAGTTTCCTAAGCTGGCGGCAGCGTTTCGGGAGGTTGATGCCCTGTGAGAAGCCTCCTGCGTAACCAGCAGCCAGTGTTCTACAAGCTTTATGAGGGCCAAGAGGAAATTGTGGATGAGTGGGGAAACCCAACCGGCAGCTATGTCCCCATTTACAGCGAATTGAAATCCACTATGCTCTGCGTCTCCCCTAACAAGGGCAATTCTGAGGTGGAACAGTTCGGCTCTTTGGAAGATTATGACCGAACGGCCACAACGGCTGACCCGCATTGCCCCATCGATGAGAACTCCGTGCTGTGGGTGGACGGGGCCGATACAGATGGCCCGTATAACTACATCGTAAAGCGGAAAGCGCCGTGGAAAAATTCTACGCAGTACGCCATAAAGAGGGTCACTGTGTCGGAGTACGAAGCAGAAAAGAGCCTGTTCGATCAGAAAGTCAAAGCGGAGGCCGCCTATGCCAACCATCAAGCTGAAACTGAATACGGACTCCATCAATCAGGCGTTGAAGGAAGTCAAGGCGTACCAGAGGAAGGTTGAGCAGGCGCCGCAAAAGTTGATTGAGTACCTGACAGCGCAAGGTGTTGAGATTGCCAAGATGAATGTGTCCGACATGAACGCCTACGACAGCGGAGAGCTATATAACAGCATCCATGCCGAACAAAAATCGGGTGTTGGGTATGTCATAGCGGACGCCGCCCATGCCGCCTTCGTGTGCTTTGGCACCGGCATTGTGGGAAAGAACAATCAACACCCAAATATCGCAATCGCCGGGTGGAAGTATGACGTGAACGACCACGGGGAACTAGGGTGGTGGTACATCGGGCGTGATGGACGGGCACACTGGACAAAGGGTATGCCATCCAGGCCGTACATGTATAACACCGCCCAGCAACTCAGGCAAATGGTCATTCCAGCGGCAAAGGAGGCGTTGAAGTGATTGACGTGGAGAGCCTGATATTCAGTCAGGTCGCAGAGGCCCTCCGGGTGGCTTTTCCAAGAATATTCGTTAGTGGCGAATATGTAGACACCCCTGCGAAGTTTCCCGCCGTGACCATCGTGGAGAGCGACAATGCGGTAGTGCAGCGAATGCGAACGACCAACATTGAGAACGCTGTAACGCTGATGTATGAGGTAAATGTTTACACCAACACCGTCGGCTACAAGAAGTCCGAGGCAAAAGACATTATGGAAGCCGTTGATGGCGAATTTTCCAAACTGGGATTTGCGCGGACAATGTGCAATCCTATTTCAAACCTGAGCGACGCCACGATCTACAGAATGGTGGCGAGATACACAGCCACGGTGGGCAAAGATTTTTGGGTCTACCGTGCAGAATAATTCAGAAAAGAGGTAATTCAATTGAGTCAGAGACTTTCTACTGCGGGTATGACATTGCAGTATGCCGTTGAGACGAGTGCCGGAACCCGTCCAACTACAGGGTACATTAAAATTCCGGAAGTAAAATCTATGCCCAGTTTTAATCCTAGCCCCAATACCATTGACTCCACCACTCTGGAGGAGACCGAGTACATGACCTACGTCCAGGGCTTGAAGGACTTGGGCGGCGCTCTGGAGTATGGGGCAAACCTGACCGAAGACCTGATCGACGCTTGGGATACCCTCATGGGGGCTTATGATACAGCCGTTGAAGGAGATAAGCAGGTGTGGTTTGCCGTGGTTCATCCGCAGCTGGCAGATGCTACTTACTTTGTTGGAACTCCTGCTCCCCTTGGATTGAACGAGGCAAGCGTCGGCTCCATGCTGGAAACCACGCTTTATATCACGCCAAATAGTGCCCCTGTGATGGCGGCAAAACCCACCGAGGGACCCTGATTAACAATCTTGAGGAGGCATACAAATGAGCGAAAAGACCATTGATATTCAGGACATCGTAAAGCCTGCCCGCCTGACTGATGATAAGACCGGACAAGTCTATGTCCTGGATTTTTCTCGTGAGAGTATTGTGTTTGCTGAACGTAACAAGTTTAAGCTGGAGGATGCCATTGAGTATCCTGTTACTGGCATGAGGGACCTGTTCTACTATGCGTTTCGCAAGAACCACCGGAATATCTCTAGGGAAAAGACAGACAAGTTGATCGAAAAGTGGGGCGGCGGCATCCCGGAGGAACTGGTGAAGCGGCTCATTCAGCTTTATCAGCAAGCTCTTGCGGCCAACTCTATCGTTGTTGACGAGGACGCCGCAAAAAACTCCGGACTGACTCTGGAGCTGTAAAGGGTCCAGAGTCATTTGAAGAACTGTTCGTGCGTGACTGTTCGTATTATCTCTCTATCGGTATGACATGGGAGCAATACTGGAACGGAGACGTGTGGATGGTGAACATTTATAGGGAGGCTGATAGACGTCGTATGGAGCGAACAAATGCGGAGTCCCATTTGATGGGAATGTACATTTATGAGGCTTTGTGCGACGTCTCCCCCATTCTTCATGCTTTTGCCAAAAATGGTGCAAAACCGATAGAGTATCGAACGGAGCCATATCCTTTGTTTGGGAAAGATAAGCCCAAAGAGAAATCTGAACAGCAGGAAGAGCGGGACGCATTGTTTGCAAAGGCGTATATGAGCCAGATGGTAAGGGCCGGAAAGAGCTGGGGGAAGAAATAGCGTCCCCGTTGCACCTTGAAAACTTCATAGAGATAGCGGAAACCTCGATACGCCAAGAAATAAAACGACCCTCCGCCTATTCCTAAGCGGAGGGCGATTATTAAATTTCAGAACTTAAAATCTGAGGTTGAGTAATCATCAAACATGATGTTCCCACTTGCATGTATATCTTCTACTACTTCTGGCAATTCATCAAATCTGACCTCAACAAGATTTTCTTGATTTGCTGATATTGAATGGCTTGTGATATGTCCACTATCAACCCCATTTACATGCAAGTCAAAAAATCCAATTGTTAGATTTTGGCCCGTTTTATTGACAACAGAAAAAACTATTGCAGATTTTGGAACATCCAGATTATCAGCGGCATACACCGTTTCATACTCCACTACACCATTATATACTATAGAAATTTTATTGTCACTATACAAAGTATCGCCAATATTTAAGTCTCTTCTCTGACTTAATTCTTCATCTAATTCCTTTTGAGCATCCTGTTTAGTGGAGTCTACATCTTCTTTTGTTATAACAACAAGTTCACTTTTGTCATTCATGGTATCACAAAAAGCTATATCATCTCCGCTTTTGTATTCCTGGATTTGAATAGAAGTTTGGAAATTTTTCTCATCTGATGGACAATTGAAGATAACTGTCCCAAGGCATTTATACACAGATTGATTATTCTCGCAAATAATTTCAATCAATCGATCTACATCAATTGCACATACACTCGGGTCGTCCTGTCTTGCGTTCTCTCCGACAAAAGATATTTCTAAGTTATAGTAGTTACCCGTTTCATTGATTGACTCAATATCGACACGAAAACTTCTATTTTGCAAAAATGCGTTTTTCACATCTTCCGTGCTTGCAATTTCTGGATTGTTAGAATCTGATATATCATGATATTCATGTTCAGTACTCTCGCCACATGACGTTAACCCGATAATCATTAAAAAGGCAAATAGTACAGGAAAAAATTTCTTCATTTTAATCGCCCCCCTCATTATATGATACATCACACAACGGAAGGAAATCAATCAAAATCTTCGCTATCTCTATGAAGTTTGAGGTAGCGGAATTTTATATTTTAGTGCCAAGTGCTTTATTGCCAAGTGCCAATATAGAAAGGTGGTGGCAATATGGCCGTAGATATTGATAGCCTGCAAATTGAAATCGAGGCGACGTCCAGTGATGCAGCAAAGAAGATCGAGGCGCTTACTACTGCATTGACCGGGTTAAAAACCGCGGCTAAAGGAGGGGCGGGGCTTACAACCACCACAAAGCAGTTAAAGGCACTTTCGGAAGCAGCAAAGCTAATCAATGGCGCAAATCTGAATAGTGGGAAAATAAAAGAGTTCACGGCTGCAATGAATAGCTTGGCTGGTATCCAAAAAGCAAGCGGCCTTTCCTCCGCGATCAACGCACTAAAGAAACTTCCTGAGATTAGTGCGTCGCTCGAAAAGACAGACCTTGGTAAATTCGCAAAGCAGATGGAGCAGGTGGCCGCTGCTGTGCGACCGCTAGCGACAGAAATGCAGAAGGTATCCAATGGATTTTCAGCATTTCCGATCAGAATTCAGAGGCTTATTCAGAGCAACGCAAGTCTGACGGCATCAAATAGCAGAGCGGCAAGAAGTTTTGGCGTTCTTGGAACTGGTATCAGTTCTGCGGCAGCTAAATTTAGTATCTATTATTTAGCATTTAAGCGACTTGCCGATGTTATTTCCGGCTGGATAAAGTCGGCTAATGACTACGTTGAGACAGTCAATTTGTTTCAGGTCTCCATGGGTGAGTTTTATGACGAAGCCTATAACTATGCCATGCTGGTCAATGACCGACTTGGCATCGACCCCGAAGAGTGGATGCGTGCGCAAGGCGTGTTCATGTCTATGGCAAACGGTTTTGGGTTAGCACGGCAACAAGCTTATGACCTAAGCGAGGGCTTGACAGAACTGGCCTATGACCTGAGTTCTCTGTATAACGAGGACACAGAACAGTCGGTCTTACGTTTACAGTCTGCTCTTGCTGGCGAAATTGAGCCTATCCGTCGCTTAGGTATTTCGATTAGTCAGGCCACCTTACAGGAATATGCGCTTGCTCATGGCATTGATGAAAGCGTTATGTCTATGACAGAACAGGAAAAGGCATTACTGCGGAGTCTGGTTCTGATGGAGGGGGCCTCCCGGATCGGGGCTATTGGAGATTTCGCAAAAACCTTGGAATCCCCCGCAAATGCTATGAGAGTGCTGCGCCAGCAAATTACTCAGCTTGGTCGAGCGATTGGCACGGTGTTTGTTCCTATCCTCATTCAGGTAATCCCATGGGTTCAAGCATTTGTTGAGATATTGACGGAGGCAATTCAGCGGTTTGCTGTTCTGGTCGGATTTGAAATGCCGGAATGGGAAACCAATGATTGGGGAGAAGATATCAAAGAAAATGCTGACTCCGCTGCCGATTCCGTTGGCGATACAACTGACGAATTAAAAAAGCTAAAGCAGCAGCTTTTAGGAATCGATGAACTAAATATCATTGGTGCATCCAACGAAATCAAATTGGATACTGGAGAAGTCGGAAAATGGACCGACGATCTTGAAATCCCGGATATTTGGGACAAAACCGCCCTTGATGCGTTAAAAAAGCAAGTGGACGAAATCAAACCTGTTTTGAAAGACTTACTTGACAACTATATCATTCCCATCGGTTCTGCACTGCTTGCGTGGAGAATTGCAAGGACGTTGTTTACAGATATCGGCCGCCTTAAGGCTTTGCTAGGCGGGTTGATGTTCACGGTAGGTATTTCTTTGCTGATTGACAGTGTAAAAGACATTCTTTTTGGGGATGGACTAACATGGGAAAACATCCTAAAAGGCGCAGCTGGAGGAGCACTTGCTGGGGCTGGACTTGGCCTACTTTTGGCTAAGAAACTTGGCCTCACTTGGGCTGGTGGAATGCTGCTTGGAGCTGTTGTCGGTCTTGGACTTTCCTTGATGGTCATGTCCATTGCCTCTCAAATCAAAGACGGACTGAACTTTGGGAATGTCCTTTTAGGTGCTATTGGCGGTGCATTGGCTGGAGGAGCGCTTGGCGGATACTTTGCATTCAGAAAAAATCTAAATCCTGCGCAAGGGGTTCTTGGTGGCATAATTGCAGGAATTGGCGTGTCTCTCTTGATTTCGTCTATCACGTCGATTCTTCAAGATGGTCTTAACATTGGAAATGGGATCATGGGCCTCATTGGCGGAGCTTTGGCTGGATTTGGCATCGGCGCAGTCATTGCTGGAGGAGCTGGAGCCGCTTTTGGGCTAGTAATCGGAGTTGGATTATCTCTTGTGATTATGGGAATTACTGCACAAATTAAAGAGGGCGCTGCAACTCTTTCTGGTGGACTGATGACAATACTCGGGTCTGTATTAACTGGTGCGGGAATCGGCTCCGTTGTTCCTGTTATTGGTACTGCCGCTGGTGCCGTTATCGGACTTGGTGTTGGCATTGTTCTCGAAATTGTTGGTATAGAAGCGGCAGCAAATGCGGCGTATGCGGCGTCAGAAGATTTTGCAATCATGGCGGACATTCTTGACCGTTGCACAGAAGCGTCTGAACGCACAGACCAAGCGTTTAATAATATGAAAAATCGTTTAGAAGATTTTGATTCGTCTATTGCTGATTTCCAAGTTGCCAGACAGCTTGCAGACGAAATTTATGCCATTAACGATAATGCAAATGCATCTGCTTATGAATTAGATCAAATGGCGGTAAAAGTTCAAGTCCTGAACGATTTGAACATTGATGGGCTACATTTGGAAATTGATGAAACAACACAACGAGTTAAAGAAAGTAAAGCCGCCGTTGACGAGCTGATTGATTCTTTGGAGCGAGAGGCCAAAATGGAAGCCCTGCGAGAAATGCTTGTTGAGAGTTATAAAGAGCAATATCAGGCAATGCGTGATATGCAACAGGCGGCAAAGGATTATGATGCGGCCGCAGAAGCATTAAATAACACACAAAAAGAACTCAACGAAACAGACATTTTCAGTTGGGGGAAAGCCAGAGAACTTGTCGCTGCAAGAGAGAAAGAAACCGAAGCGGCAAAAGCCGCACAGGAAACATACATGCAATCGGTTCAGCTATACAGTGATCTTCAAAGTGAAACTCAAGGTCTTACAGATTCTATTATTGGGTTAAAGCAAGAAGAATCTGGAGTTGGAGACGCCGGTATTGATGGAATGGAAGATTTGAAAACGGAAATCAATCATTTTAGCCAATCTATTGATATGAGCCAGTTTGAAAATCTAGGAAAGCAAATGGCAGATAACATGTATAAGGGATTCACCAGTTCTGGCCTGCTGCAAGATGCCATCAAAAATCTCGGGAATGGCGCATCGTATAGTTCGGAAAATTCTTCCTCCCGTTCGGCCAACAGCTATTCTGTTCAGGATATCACTGCATACGCCTCCGGCGGCTTCCCCGAGCATGGGCAAATGTTCATTGCCCGTGAGGATGGGCCTGAGCTAGTTGGTCAAATGGGCAACCGAGCAGCGGTGGCGAACAATGACCAAATCGTTGACGGTATCGCTTCTGCTAATACCGGAGTCATCAATGCGGTCATGGCAATCGGTGCAATGATTACTAAGGCAGTCAACGATAAAGATACAACAGTTTCTCTGGATGGCCGTCAGGTGTCGAGGAGCCTGTACAAATACAACCAACAGACGCAGCGAGAAAAGGGCTCTCCCATTACATGAAAGGCAGGATAAAACGTGACATTGACTGTAAACGGAACGGATTTGACGCCTTATATTGCGTTCGGCGGCGTACAGTGGCAAAGGGCTGATGTAGACGGCCCAAATGCCACACGCTCAATCGATGATGCGTTTCTTACGAGAGATCGGATAGCCATAAAATATCGATTGGATATTACTTGCCGCCCATTGACGCTAGAAGAAGCAAGCCTCGTTCTCTCCTCTATTCTGCCCGAGTATGTCACAGTTACATATACAGACCCTATGGAGGGCGGAGATGTAACAAAGCAAATGTATTCAAACAACATCCCCGCCCAATTCCTAATCAAGACCAGAAATGGGAAAGAGTTATGGGGTGGAATCACATTCCCTCTGATTGAAAGGTAAAGAAATGGCAGTTAATCGAATTCTCGTTGGTGATATAGAAATAACGGGGATTTATAATCTGACGTCCGGAAACGTCAATTTAACTACTTCTCTTTTAAACGATGTCCTGGAAATGGACACGCTTGATTGTGACTTTAATAGTCAACTGGATAGTTCCACAATCTTGGCTACCATTGGGGAAAAGGTGGTTTACTACCATGGAGATCAGCAAAGACAAACCCTCTATGTAGATAGTATCAAACGAACTGGGCCTAGTTCCTATCATCTGTATGCGATATCAGCGGTATCCAAGCTAGACACTATGCTCCATCCCGGCGGAATTTACACCGGACAGACCGCAGAATCAATCATAAAGAATATTTGCGGTGAAATCCCCGTTATTGTAAAAAGCAATCTAAAGAATGTTAAGGTGTATGGATGGCTCCCCTATTGTAGCCCACCGAACAGCTCCGCACGAGACAATCTCAATCAAGTCCTGTTTGCTATTGGCGCTTGTCTTACTACCGATTTGAATGGTGTTTTGCGAGTGGAGACGTTTTGGGACGGAACCATATCGACAATAGATGCGAAAAAGACGGACATGGTTGGCTCAGTTACAGATAATCAAAAAATTAGCGCGATCTCTGTCATTGAACATCAGTTTGCGGAAGGACAAGAAAGCCAGGAGTTGTTTAATGGCACAGCTCAGAACGGCGATCTAATCATTTTCAATGAGCCGATGCATACCCTGTCTGCTTCCGGATTTTCCGTTTTGGAAAGCGGAGCAAACTACGCAAAAATCTCTGCCGGTACAGGGACGCTTACGGGGCTGAAATATATCCACAACAAGCGAAAAATTGCAAAGGTAATCAATGAAAATGTACCTGAAAATGAAAAAGGCAAAGAGAATGCCACACTTGTTTCTTTAGTGAATTCAGTTGCGGTTGCTGAACGGCTAGCGAGCTTCTATGCTTGCAATAAAACGCTTCAAGCTTCGTTTCTGACCGAAAAGGAAAAGCCCGGACAAGTTGTAAAGGTCATGGACCCATACGATCACGAAATCGTTTCTGCTTGTATTGAGTCGATGGATGTAAACATGTCCTCAACACTGAAAGCGAATGCCGAAATGCGAATTGGATTTATTCCCTCGCAAGTTGATGATTTCAAAACATTTGATGAACGCATCGTACTCACCGGATCAGGGACTTATCAAATTCCTACTGAAACAACTTTGATCCGCTATGTTTTGATCAGCGGGGCCCAGGGCGGCCATTGCGGGCAAAAAGGCGGGGATGTCGGTACATCACCGTCCGTATCCTGGACCAATCCTCCACCATTTGAGAACCAGTTACGCGGCTGCGGACTTGCAAATGGCGGAGCGGGCGGAGAAGGTGGCGCACCGGGCGCGGGGGCCAGAATCCTTGAAGGGGCTCTGGATATCTCCGGGATAGACTCTATTGTATATAGCTGCGGCGTTGGTGGCCTGGGAGCCTCCTATAACCCGAATGATCCGGAGGGCGCTCTTGGAAGCGACACAACGCTTGGTTCTGCAACCACGGCTGGAGCACAAGCCTCAGAGGCCGGATACACAGATCCCATCACCGGGGAAAAATACGGAGGGACCGGTGACCAAGGAATCCCTGGAGGAAAAGGCGCAGGAAAGGCGGCCACAGTTACAACCATCAACAGTGATACTGTCCAGCTCTTTGATCCAGCCGAAAACGTTACCGATGAGGACGGCAATACCTGGAACGGAGGCTTGACCGAAACTGACCCGGATGATCCAGAACGTGTTGCTATGAAGACGCGAGAGAATGACGGCGCCTACATTTGGTATAGCCGAGGTTTAGGTGCAGGTGCAGCTGCCGGTAAAAATGGTAATGGCCCCGGACCCGATGCATCGGTGTCTGTACGATCTTCATCAATTAAGGCTACTGCTGCATCTGGTGTAAATGGCGCGACACCAACCTTGACGCCCAAAAAGCCTGCCCAGTATGGCAAAGGTGGCCGCGGTGGTTATGGCGGCGGCGGTGCCAGCTCAGGAGGACTTGCCGTTGGCTCCACAGATTCCTCGGATTACACGGTATCAATCACCGCCGGAACCGGGGGAATCGGCGGTAATGGCGGTACTGGTGGCCCTGGCGGGGATGGCTGCATCATCCTATATATCAGCCGCCGCGTTCCTGTGGAACGCGGGCCTCTGGTAACATCGGACACAAAATGGTTTTTAGACAAGCATGGCAGAAGATTCATCACGTGAGGAGGTACAAATGGCAACGATTGAAGAACTCGCTGCAAAAGTTGCTGAACTCGAACAGCAGATGGCAGCAATCACGGCCCCGCCTACCGAGTATTACACCAGTGCATACAGTGGAGAGGAAATTGATGCAGCTGTCAAAAAAGTATCTGAAGGATTGGCTGGCGGCGTGGCCTCCTTCAATGGCCGGACCGGGGCGGTGTTGCCCCAGTCCGGGGACTACAACGCCACACAGATCCCGGTGAGCGGAGAGCCGGAGGCGGAGACCGTTGCGGCGGCTTTGTCTAATAAGGCGCCCGCTGGATATGGCTTCGGGGATGCGATACAGGAAATTGCGACCACCAGCGCGGAGGAATCCTATGAGACATACTGCGCCAAGGTAGACGCCGTACTGGACGAGATGCCGGACAAGACGGCAAAACTGGTACGGGCCTATCCGCCTGCGGTGTACGGCAAAGCGGGTACTACGGTATCGCTCTTATACAAGAGCGATGCGAATTACGCGGTCCTATCCAATATCGGCAGTGCAGACACGGATCTGTGCGGATGGCGGATGTTCAAGCAACGGTATCCCTCATCGTCGAGTCCAGCAGTGTGGATGCCGTTTGAGTGGGAGCATCCCCCCATGCAAATCGGCGTCGAGTACCGCACCACTGAGCGGTATAACAGCAAGCCAGTCTACAAGAAAGCCATAAACACCGGAGCCCTCTCTGCGGGAACATCCAAGTCTGTGGCGCATGGAGTACAAAACATTGGGCTACGGTTATCCGCACTGTACGGATTAAACAACGGTGGAGATAATCTGGTTAGCAATCCGGGTATCACTGGTATTTTGGTTGACGGATCAAACATCACCATAACGACAGCGGCGGGATTCAGCACGAGCAATTCCTGGGTTGTTATCGCCTACACCAAAACCACGGATTAAGGGGGACACCATGAAGATCATCAAATATCAGTTGGAAACAGAGATCAACTATGGTACTCCCGAGGAGCCGGACATTGAGACGCTACTTTCTCCTGTTACTGTGACCTATACGGAGGAGGCCTATGCTATCGCTCAGGCGGAGGCGTTTCAAGGGCAGATTACCGTGGAGGATGATGGGAAGCCGGAGCCGGAACCCAAACCAGAGTATGTGACCTATGCGGAGCTTGCAGAAGCAATCAGAGAGGGCGTGAACGAAGTATGACGGACAAGCAGTTTGTACTTACCACCATGCGGGATACCGGGCTTGCGAGGGCACAGACCCTCCAGGCCCAGGCCCCGGACATGACGGGGACGGAGCTGTATGCCTCCGAGGACTACATCCCCAGCTTTACGGCGGCCTGTGAGGCCATGAATATGCTGGAACGGGAAGCGGGCTTTGTCTGCTGTTCCACAGCGGGCCGAGTGGTGCGTCTCCTCCAACCCTATGACAGCACCATCTACAACACCCAGGAGCCGGAGGACCTGCCCGCACAGTGGGGCTTTGCATGGTCCACAGACCCGGACAAGGCCCTGCCGTTTATCGCCGTCTCCACTTCGCCGTATATGACCGGGGACTGCTGCACCTATGAGGGCCATGTTTGGCGCTCCGGGCAGGACGGCAATGTGTGGGAACCCGGCAGCGTGGGCGTGAAGTGGGAGGACCTGGGGGAGGTGCCCAATGGCTGACGAGAAGTGCGTTAGAGACCCCCGGCATGACTGCTTTGGCCTGGAAGCAGCAGCCCGTCTGGAGGGGCGCATCAAGGCCCTGGAGGACTGGCAGCAGGACTCCAAGAAGTTCCATAACTCGTTCTATGACTGGCAGCGGGAGCAGATTGCCCGAGACGCCAAGCTGGACGAGCAGCTTTCCAACATGGATAAAAACATCGAAAAGCTGCTGGCAAAGCAGGAGGAACAGACGGCAAAACCGGGACGCCGCTGGGAAGCCATCGTGGACAAGTCCGTGTGGGCGGTGCTGGCGGCGGTAATTGCGTTTATTTTGGCCCGCATTGGGCTGTAAAAAAGCGACGCCCCCGAAGGAGCGCCGCAAGCCCGTAGTATTCGTTGTCTCCGTCCATTGCGACTTAACGCGGAGGGAGCGCTATCAAAACAGCACACGTCTGCACAACGGGCAATAACATCTTACATCATTAGAAACCGGCGGTCAAGCCGGATATTTGAAAGGAGCTTACTTATGACTACCAACGAAATTCTGAACAAGTACACCACTGGCGAAATGACCCTGCCCGAGGCGAACGAGGCGCTGAGGGAGGCGGAGGCGGGCTTTACCCTGGACCCCAACCGCAATGTAATCACTCAGGAGGAGTTCCTGGCGACCACGGCAGGGGAGACTCCCGACACCGTCAACGGCTATGGCCTGATGGACCACGGCGTAGGCTGCATGGAGAAGGTCCATGTGGTGAACGGCAAGACTGTGGATGTCAACATGGGCGCTGAGACTGCCTATGTGTACATCGCCGGGAAGAAGTACGAGCTGAAGGGCGACACCCTGGTGGAGCCGGAGGGCTGATATGGAGACACTGAAGAAGCGCCTCGGGAACCTGCTGGCGGTGAAGTCCATCGCCACCATCGTGCTGACGGCGGTATTTGCTTACCTGACCTGCACCGGCGGCGTGACAGCAGAGCAGTTCTTGACAGTGTACACCGTGGTGATCGCCTTCTACTTTGGCACCCAGGCGGAGAAGAAAGCGCAGGCGGACAATGGCAACAGTACGGGAACTCCTTGACATCGCCCGTGGAGAGCTGGGGTACAAAGAGACCCCAGCCAACTCCAACCGGACGAAATACGGTGCGTGGTACGGCCTAGACGGCCAGCCCTGGTGCGTGATGTTTGTGGAGTGGGTCTTTGCCCAGGCGAGTGTCAAGCTGCCCATTGAGACCGCCAGCTGCACAATCTTGATGAACGCCGCCAAGTCCGCCGGGAACTGGGTAACATCCAACTACCAGACCGGAGACGTGGTGATCTACGACTGGGGCGGGGACAAGCGCCCGGACCACTGCGGCATCGTGGAGGCGGTGGGCGGCAGCTCCATCACCGCCATCGAGGGCAACACCGCCATTGGCAACGATAGCGACGGGGGAGAGGTCATGCGCCGGACCCGGACGCTAGGGCAGATTTTGGGGGCTGTACGGCCCGCCTATGACAAGGAGGTCACTATGGACAATACACCGTCTCCCGCCCACAAGGAGGGCGTGGAATGGGCCGTAAAGAACGGCATCCTGACGGGCAACAGCGAGGGGGACCTGATGCTCTCCCGGCCTGTTACCCGGCAGCAGATGTGTACGATGCTGTACCGAATGTGGAAGCTGATGAAATAAGAGGGAGGACGTGAGATTGTGAGCGCAAAAGTGAAACTGCCTGACCCACTGGATAAGCTCTTGCGCTCTCAGCTGGAAAAAGTTATTGAAGAAGCAGCATTCCATACAGACGATGAACTGATCGCAAGGCGGCGTATTATTGATAAGTGGAATCAAATTGATGTGGCAGCAGAATTGGGCTGGTATCGTAGCACAGTTAGCGATCACGAAAAGTATATATTCCGGAGGGTTAAGGATGTAGCAAAACAGCTTTACAAAAATAAGGGAGCCGGGGATTGACCCGGCTCCTTTATCTTTATGTATGTTTTTTTACTGAGCGACATACGCATGTTCCGTTATCTCCATGGTCATTATCGTACCATAGGATGTTATAGATCGGCCCTGTCAAGAATCCGTACAGTCTAATTGTCCCGCCAAGTCTGAGTGAGTGGATAGCCTCTGCCTCGATACATAGCTCTGAAAATCTATCTCTGGCTGGCTTATTGAGCGATGCAACGTCGATCGCATGGTTCTGCTTTTTTGCTGAAATAAAAATGTCGCTCCAAGTCATGCGCTCGAAGTCTTGCAATTTTGGGAAAATCGTAGTCCAGAACTCATGAGAGAGACGTGGCTCATGAAAAGACCATCTAATATTTGGCTCCATATCGCAAGATGCCAGCCGCCAAGATGGATGCTCCTTCATAATGCTGTCCGGGTCTCCGCCCAGCTTGATGCCGGGTAACGGCACCCCGCCTTGTCTGACTTCCGATTTCGGAGTACCACCACATTTAACGCGCTTAGAGCCCGCCATAATACATTGCCATACTTTCCTTTGTGATAGGAGTGTTACACAGGGCTCCAGCGGGGAATCCACGTCTGGCATCTTGCCATGGGCCTTCCATGTGTGTGAGCTGGCTGAGCCACTGGGCATTTTTCTCTCCATAGTATTCCAGAATTTTATTGATGGTATCCTTTTGCCCATCGCTAAGGTTTTCGCTGCTGCCCTTCATTTCATCGGCAGAGACCGAAAATTTTCCCTGGCTGTGATGGAAAAGGGAAGGACACACAGGCCCGTTGGCCCATGCTTCAAAATCTTCGTCGAACAGGGGCGCATCATCCCATACCAAAGACCAAGCCTGTGAATAATAGCACAGCTTTTGAAGTTTCATCGTGGACATAGTGCCACACTTTTCAAGAATATATTTTGCGGTATCAAAAACACTTCCCATATTGCGTACCCCCTTTCTACCTACATTATATTCTTATTCTGAAAAAAGTAAACACGTAAAACCGCCGAAAATGACATGACCACATAAATACCCCCATAATTGCCACACAACTCCCACATGGATACCACCCATGCGGGGATTTTTTGTGAGAAAATTTAAGCATGGAGGACGTAAGGGACAAGGGCTGGTACACGTCGCCGCCCTCCTTGCGGCCTCCTGATTTCATTGATAAGGACGTGTTTTAAGTTGATCCTGAATGGTTCAGAACTGGTTGCCCGGCTAGTGGCCTGCGGCTTTACAGAGTCCAGCGCGTGGGACATCTGCATGAAATATGCCGCTGACGGCAATTACTCCGGTTTGGAAGGATACATCCACCAGCAGGAGCTTTTGTACGATGACAGGAAACAGTACGTTTGAATATTACAACGCCAATAGAGACGGAAAGAACGTGGGCGATTGCACCGTCAGAGCAATTTCCGTTGCCCTGGATCAGGATTGGGACACCACCTATTGGGGCTTGTGCTGGGAGGGTTACCTTGCCGCAGATATGCCGTCAGGAAATCCGGTTTGGGGCAAATATCTCCGCCGTAAAGGCTGGCGGCGCTATCTGCCGGAGTACGAGGATATGACTGTACAGGAGTTCGCTCATGAGCATCCCTATGGCGTCTATCTGCTGGCCTTGGACACTCACATCGTCTGCGTCTTTGACGGGCGCATCGTAGATACTTGGAACAGCGGCGGAAAGACCGTGCTGTATTACTGGATGGAGGATTGAGTATGCCGTATCAATATATGCCCGGCTATCAGCCGTATTATCAGCCGCCCATGGCGGACCAGCTTGCACAGCTTCGTGGGGCGCAGTATCAGCCCATGCCCCAGCAGATGCCGCAGGTACAGCCCCAGCAGGCGCAGGTCAGCGGGCAAAGCATGGTGTGGGTAAACGGTGAGCAGGAGGCTATGGGCTATCTGGTGGCCCCCAATTCCGCTGTGGCCCTGTGGGACAGCAACGCCCCCACCATCTATCTCAAGCAGGCGGATGCCAGTGGAAAACCATCTATCAAGGTCTATGACTTGGTGGAGAGAAATGCCCCCACGACGGCCCCTGCTGCCCCGCAGGCGGCTCCCGTGGAGTACGCTACCAAGCAGGACTTGGAGGCCCTTGCGGCCCGTGTGGAGGCGTTGAGCGCCAAAGAAAAGCCCGCCCGCAAAGCGGCAGCAAAGGAGGATGCGGAATGAACCCCTTTTTCCAGGCGATGGGCGGCAACAGACAGCCCAACATGATGCAGCAGTTTCAGCAGTTCATGAATCAAATGAAAGGCAAGGACCCCAACGCCATGATACAAGAGATGGTATCCTCTGGACGCATTTCCCAAGATCAGCTTAACCAGGTCCAGAAACAAGCCCGGCAGATGCAGGGAATGTTTGAGGGGATGCGGGGGATGTTCGGCAAGTAACCTTCTAACTCTCTAATTACTCTCAACTACTTGAGAGTTCTTTACAGTATCAAATTTCCGGCCGGAATTTGAAATAAAACTACAAAGGAGATAACACAATGAGTCTTTCTTCTGACAATGTGGCTCTGACTATGCCCGTCCAGCCTGCTAACGGTAACGGCAGCAACGGCGGCTTTGGCTGGGGCGGCGATTGGTCCAGCTGGATCATTTTGTTCCTTATCTGGGGCATTTTTGGTTGGGGCAATGGCGGTTACGGCGGCTTCGGCGGAGGCGGCGGTGTCAACAATCCCGGCCTGCAGGGGCTTGCCACCAGGGCGGACATTAACGAGGGCTTTGCCCTGAACGGCCTCCAGAACGGCCAGACCTCCATCCGGGACGCCGTGACCAGCGGATTCCACGGTGTGGATACCGCGGTGTGTAACCTGGGCTATCAGACCCAGGCGGGCTTCAATGCCCTTGGCGCTCAGTTGGCCTCCTGCTGCTGCGACACCCGGGAGGCGATTCAGGGTGTGCGGTACGACCTCGCCACCACCGCCTGCGCTACGCAAAACACCATCCAGAATACCACTCGGGACATCATCGACAACGCCAACGCCAACAGCCGGGCGATTTTGGATTTCCTGACTCAGGACAAGATCGCTACTTTGACTGCTGAGAACCAGAGCCTGAAGTTCCAGGCTTCTCAGGCGGCCCAGAATGCTTTTATTACCGCGAACCAGGAAGCCCAGACCGCCGAGTTGATCCGCCGCATCAACCCCATGCCTGTCCCGGCCTATCAGGTGCCCAATCCTTATGCCGGATGTGGGTGCAATCCCTGCGGCTGCGGCTGCTAAAACCCAATACATCAACTTGTAAGAAAGGCTTACATGTTCGGCCCCGTGCCGATTTTGAACCATGCGGCGGGGGCAATAGCCTCCGCCGACTTTTTTGTAAGGAATGAAGTTTATGGC